TTTTTTTTAACTACAGAGGTAAGTATCATGGCGATAGACCCAAAGAAAGAAGCAGCAGATTTAGAAGCGGCTGCAAATACAGCGGCAGCAGCTAAACCAAAACCCAAATCAAACTCAGTTCGCTTGCAAGCTGTTCATGGGCGCATGCGCAACCCAATCACAGGGCAGGAGTTTAAAGTCAGCGGCGTGCCGACAGAGATTATCGATATCGATACTCCAGATCAGGGATGGACCAGAGCACAAATTGAAGCCGGCGTCTTGGTTAAGGTTTAAGCCTTGATCAAACAATTATGAGCTCATCTAACAGAGAATCCAGGCAGATGGACGAAGATTTGAAAAGCAAGATACGAGCCCTAGTTGAAGAAGAACCCGACGCTAAAGAAAGAGTCAAGTTGATGATCTCTTCCAGAATAGTCGATTTCATGGCGGATAACATGAAGAATGTATCCAAACTGGTGGATGAATTTCAAGCGCACAGGGCAGAATTTGAGACCCATCAAACGGAATATGCACAGCATCTGCAGGTGGACCACGCCATTATCAACCAAGGTAAAGGCGCTTGGAAGATAGGCGTGGTGCTGCTGCTGATCATAAACACGCTGATGGGTACGCTGTACTTGAACGTTGTTCAAGACGTTGCGTCCTTGAAAAAAGACGCTCTCGATAGCGCTATCGCTATTGAGAGACTTAAGGTCGAGGCTACTAAAGGAGGCACCCCCAATGGCAACAGCAGTTGATGTTCTGTACACCAATACCAACGCCATAAGGGCAGTTATAGGCCTGGACGAAAATGACGTGCCTGACAGCGTCATTCTAAACCAGAACATGGAACTGTGGATGAAAATGGAGCTGACTAAGTTTCTGCCGACTTACGAAGACGGCGCTGCAGGTAGCGAAGATGTTCTTAACAGATTAACCATTTGGTGCCAGATTTGGGGTGCCTTGAAGTTAATCACGTTGGGGCCTTTAACCATACCTCAAAGGTTCCAGGCCAACCAGGACCAGCTGCAACGGTTCGCTATCGATTGGGCCAAATTGGAAAGTAACCTGACCGGGCAGCTCGATAAACTGCACAATGATTTGGTGCCTGACCCGGCTTTGGATTCCTTCACGATTATGGGCAAAGCATCGCGTGGATACGACCCTATCACAGGGGTATAGTCATGCACCTTAAACAGGCTATGAGTAAACTGGCCAAAGAGCCTGTGAAGGCCTACAACCCTACAACGGCTCGTTGGATTACGCTGCCCTTTCCAGGTCTGCTGGCTTCAACGGATCGACGCATCGGAAGGACGGAGGCGTTCTTCAATAGACGCATACTGTTGACGGCGGAACTGATCGCAGACCTCTACCAGGTTGTCAAGGTAGCTGATTCTCCCCTAGAGTATCTGATCTACGCGCATCAGCCCAACATCAACAGGAATGTCTCGTACATCCATGAATACTCCTTGTTGGATATTGAACAAGGTTATGCGGATCTGATTACATACACCCCCACGACATACGCGTCAGGGGTGGCCGGGGCGGTAACTGAGGCTGTGGCTGGGTCTTACCCTGTAGCCATATCCCGGTATGCTTCAGACTCTCCCATGGAAGCCAAAGGCATTGACCATACCAAAGTGGACATCTTCATTCCCACTTACGCGCCCGTCTCCGTTGATAAAGTAATTCGCTGGCACGGCGAGTTCTACGACATCAAGGAAGTTGTCCGGGAAATGAAACTATTCCACCTGTCGGCGGTTAAACGATGAGCCTGTCTCAGACACTATTTGTTCAAGCCTTAAAATCAACGCTGGATAAGGCAGGCCACGATTTAGCTGTAGCCCAAACACCTGACATCCTTTACGTTGATCTTGACGACGTGGCGCAATCCTCTGCGTTATTTGCAGGCGAATCCAATGCTATCGTATTGGGATCGCTGCTGCTCAACGAGCACCCTAAAGACCCCTTGTACTCCATATCGTTTCAAATGGGCGCACGAACGGTAACCGACCCCTCGAATTACCAAATGATGGATCTGGTAGGGCAGGTTAATACCTTGTTCGAGAAAGGTACAGTCGTTCCGATCTTTCAGTTTGCCACTGCAGGTAGTGTAGGCGCCCAGGTAGGGTATTTCATGGTCACAGATATTTCTGTCGGCGACCAGATGTTCGAAAAGATGTCAGGGATTCGCCTGCTAAATGTGCAGGGGCGTGCTGTGCGTTTCCATGGCTAGTATCCAAATTGACGCACTCACCTTACAGGAGACTGTTAATAAGGCAGTGCAAGCCAGGCTCTATTTAGATTTAAGCTCAGGCGATCCGAAGAGGAATATCGCCTTACGACAGTTCGACGAACAGGTAGAGCGCATTGGAACCAAGCTGACTGCCAAAGTTGCGGAGAATTTGAATAATAGAATTCACGTCAGCTTTGCTAGAGCCTTGCGAGAAGTAAAATTAAACCTGGATAACGGCATTCCGGGAACAGATGCAGGTAACACCGTTAATCCTCCAAGCGCGTATCCTGGGTGGAAGCCGTACAACCGTACCTACTACATACGTAAGCGTAAAGAGAACCCAGAAAACCTGACCAGTTTTTGGAAGAAGACAGGCAAGTTAAGCAAAGCCTTTTCGCATTTCACAAGCGCATACACTGCACTCATGAGTGCATCGCCGGCGTTAGTCTCACTGACTTCTAAAGGACCTCGATACCGGGGACGTCTCTTGCGTTATGCCATCGATATTCATTTGCCTAGAATGAAAGAGAACAAGGCCATTGAAGACCTGTTACTGCAGAGCTTTATCCAAGCTCAAGCGCAGTTGATCGGACCGCCAGGTGCGGACCTTGGGTTAAATACGCTGGCCTTGTTAGGTAAACTGGAAGGCTATCAAACGACAGCGACCAGTTTGTACAGGCCGTTCATAGCCAAGGTAATGGCTAAACATGGCAAGGAGTTCCATACCGACGTGGAAAAATACCTGAAAAGTAGTGTCAAGAGTGCGCTGAAAGGACTTTAAAAAATGCAGTCTACGCCAGGCTCAAGGCCGACCGCGTCCCGCCATTCTTTGTAATTAAAGCCGTCAACAGTCGGCTTGCATAAAAGGTCAGGGGTGACATGGACGGCACACCCTGACAGAGCTATGGCAACAACTAAAGCTAATCGCCGCACCGGTCGTGCCGTTCTTTGCGGGCCTTGATAACGGTACGCAGGTAAGCATCGCCGGCATCGTCTGCCTTTACATCCAAACCGTTAACCGAAATGTGCATCTTCTCAGGCAGCCTTGGCAATGCAGTGACGGCAGGGCAATCATTAACTACCGTCTTCAAGACCGGCTCAGGGGCTGACGAGTAAAAGCAACCGACCAGTTGCAACGGTAATAAAAGCGCCGCCAGCACGCCGGCTATATTAATAAGACCGGTCATCTGCAGCCACCTGAGACAAAGTTCTAAAATCTTCTTCAGTTTCCGCAATACCTGGAGCGCCACCATACTGAGGTGATCCATGGACTTGCTTTTTCAAAGCAGACTGAGGCAACGTTGTCATCGCGTCTGGCGCTTTATTAATCGCGTTATCGCTCATGTACCCGCCCAGTAAGGCTAGGGCCAAAGACCATGTTGTGGCTGCAGGTGGAGTCGTGGCGAATAGAGTAATGGTGCCCATAACGATAGTTATCGTAGAGGATAGCGTGTGCTTACGCTCAGCGCTAAGGTACTCTATAAACCCGCAGTCGATGCGGCCTTTGGCGTACTGTACGTACCAATTTGACGCCCCTCCCATAAGGCCGACCAAGATAAACCCCCAAACTGAATAAATCATATCCATAGTTGTCTCCAAGTAGTGTTTTAAAATCCAAGTTCTCGCAGCCGTTTCAGCCCTGACTCCGAGTTAATATCATGCACCCGTTCTATTACGCCGTCATTCGAAGAGTGGCCACTGCCGGCGTCGTCTTTGTATTTTCCGCCCATGCCGTAGAGAACCGACTCCATGCGCACGTTGTTTTGTTGGATCTTCTCGAATTTGTACTCCCCGATCAGCCGTAAAGCGTCTGCTCGGTCCAACTGCGTGTAGATGCCTTGGGCGTTGGCATAATTATAGCCGGTCATCTGCATTAATGTAGAGTCAATATTAAGACCGTTCATGTACTCCAGGTAGCTGGTGCCGAAAGAAGGCTTTGTTTTCGGTTTGTCCTTCTGCTGAGCAAGGTTGGAGTCCACTTCGCTTTTTACTTCTTGCAGGCGTTCCAGGAAGTAATTGAAATCGTCCTGGTCCGGCTTGTCGACGCCGCAGTGCTGGTGCAAAACAATGACGATGACATCCATTAACTCGTCATCTGAGACAGCCTTGACGGATTCCGCGGCGTAAACTTCAACAGCCATAAGGGATAAGTTAAAGCGTCTGGCTTTACTGAAAAATATAGAGGAATCGGACACTTGAATACCTGCCTGGGTTTGTAATGTATGTGCTGCCAAGTATATCCGGACAAACGTTGCGGCGCAATTACCTAGAGGCTACGCTTCGGTTACCTTACAGCGGCAAGGCTTACGGAATGAACGCAATCCGTTGGCAACTTTTTGACGAAAATTGCTATTTTATTTTTCATTTTCAACGAGTTATTAATGATATAGTATTAGTATCTCCCGACCGAACCGACGGGAGCGGATTGAACCCTATTTTTAATAATCTCCGGAGATTAACTATGTCTGTAGGACAGGTCGTAAATGATAAATTCTTAATCGGTACGAGCGAACTTCGTATCGGCCCCATGTCCAGTGCCAACCAGTTGGACACAGGAGACTCCGTAGGCGTTATCGACGAGGCAACGCTCACCATCGGCGTAACCTCTGTCGATTTGAAGGCACTCTTTCCGCGCCAGATCGTGGCGACGGCCATTGTCGAGCAGGTTGCCAGCGTAGCGGCTACCATGCGCGAATACTCGCGCAAGAACCTGAACGTGATGCTGGGCGGTGACGTTACGGCGTCTAACCCTACCGACGTAGCTTCAACCGTAGCGGTAACTGCAGCAGCCGGCGCTACCAGCGTAACCTTGGCATCAGCTGCAGGGTTGGCTGTAGGTGACTTGCTGGTTATCTACCCCAAAGGCTTTCCCGAGCTGGTATCGGTTCTTGAAATCTCTGCCATCACAGGCGCTGTGGTAGACTTCCTTACCGGGCAAGTGACTCAGCACACCTACACCATTGGCGGCAGCAACCCGGTTGTTCATGCGTTCAAAGCGCAACCTATCGCCATTGGATCGCTGGACAGAACCAACTACTTCTCCATGATGTTGGTCCAACAAGACAACCGTACCGGTCGTCCTGCTGTGGCATCATTCTGGAAAGGCGCTATCTCGGGTAACGTCGACCTGGCTAACAACAGCCAGGATTTTGCATCCAGTAAAATGGATTTCAAAATTCTTCGCCCTGCTTTGTCAGAATACTCTTCTGGCGGTGCGTTGTACCCGCTGCGTAATATCATTCCAACTCACAAGTCAGGTTTTGTTGACATGGGTGGAGCCGATAACGCAGTTATCGTGTAATACGAAGCTGATGATTTAATGCTAAACTTGAGGCCTGGCGTATGCTGGGCCTCTTGCTATGAAGGAGTCATAAATGGGTGTTAAACTTTTTCGCAGTACCGACACGGGAGCGCCGTCGTTAACCGGCCAAGCCGGGTCGTTGGTTGCTCTGATAGATGCGGTGCTTACCGCAGGGTACAATTCCAAAACCGTAACGATAACCCGATCAGGTACTACAGCCACGGCTAGCTGTACCGCGCATGGGTTTCCTTCTGACGGCCTTACGAAAGTCCGCATAGCAGGTGCCAACGAGTCGCCGTATAACGGCGATCAAACTATCTTCAACGTCACCGCTAATACTTTTGATTTTACCGTCGCAGGGTCACCAGCTACCCCGGCCACCGGCACCATCACTGCCAAGGTTGCGCCCGCTGATGTTTGGGTGAAAGAATTCGCAGGTACAAATCTGGGGGTTTACCGAACCTCTGACGTAACAGGCGGGGGTAGACCGTATATTCAATTCCTGGATACGACGACTACGTACTGTCAGATACGTACCGCTGAAGTTATGTACGACGCCTCGAACGGAGCAAACTTTGCAACGGGTCGCTATATTCAAAAGTCATCGACCGCCGACGGTACGGCTCGGCCTTGGGTTATAGTTGCCGATGACCGGTTTGTTCAAGTCCATGTCGCCTTCCACGCCAGTCACTCCAATATATTCGCTCCTGGAGGTTTTGGAGACATTACGTCAGAGGTTGCCAATGACCTATACGGGGGTATGGTTTGGGCTGGGTCTGTCACGGCCACGCCAACGACCCCTGGGGAGTCAAACTCTGTATGGACAAACAATATAAGGGAACTTCTGGCGGCTAGCACCACGTACCTGTCTGTCTCTGTAATTTTAGCTAGAGCTGGCGACGGCGTGGCTAAAAGTCCGTCAGGATATTTGGTAACGCCTTTTTCACTGAGACCTGATGCTTCAACTGCATCTTACCCTCCAGGCGGCGGCAACAATGGCAACAATGGCCTAACTACGCCCAGCCCTGTTAATGGCGCGTATTACATGGATAGAATTCAGGTATACCAGGCTATGCAAATGAACAACCCAGTTAATGCAGGGTTGCGCGGTTATCTTCCAGGCATATATGGCCCCAGACACGCCAGGCCCACAGCTAATTTATCAACCTATGTGTCTACCTCACCCGCTACGTCAGGGCGTAAATTTTTGGCACTGGACGTAGGACAGTCAGCGACTGCTTCGGCAGGCATGTGGGGGCAAATTCACGTAGACTTAACAGGACCTTGGAGATAGTGGCATGGCATCACGCGTAAAACTTTATAGATCATCTGACGCCGGTGCCCCTGTCCTGTCAGGGCAGGCGGGGGCTTTAGTAGCCCTTATCGATGCTATCATTGCCGGGTATAACAGCAAAACTATTACGATAACACGTTCAGGTAGTGTGGCTACCGCTACGTGTACCGCTCACGGCTTTAACCCAGACGGGTTACAGGTGTTGCGAGTAGCCAGCGCGGATCAGACTGAGTACAACGGGGATTTCCCGATTTACAATGTCACGGCTAACACGTTCCAGTTTACTGTGACAGGTACACCGGCGACACCGGCCACTGGGACCATTACAGCTAAAATTTCGCCCGCCGACGTTTGGGTTAAGGAGTTCACCGGCACTAACCTTGGGGTTTACAGGACCTCAGATGCTACGTCGGGCAGTACGCGTGAGTATTACCGTTTCGACGACACGACGACGACATACGCAAGCTTCAAAGGCTACGAGGCCATGAGCGATGTTAACTCAGGGACCGACCCTGTTACTGTGCGGTATATCCACAAATCGTCCACTGCCGACGCTACAGCACGGCCTTGGGTAGTGGCAGTAGACGATAGATATATTCATATTTTTACAGCGTTCCACGCGTCATACGCAGGCTACGCTATGTACGGCTTTGGTGACATCCTGTCTGAGGTAGCCAGCGACCCTTACTGCGGATTTACCTTTGGCGGTGACGCTACCGGGCCAGCCTCGACGGATGTCACCGGGTCTATGTGGATGTGTCTTGTTCATGAGCTGCTTGCTAATAGCACAACTTATATAAAAGCCGCAGGGCGCATGACAAGAGCTGGGGCGGGGGTAGTCAAGGATGCAGCAGCCTGGCTAACTCAAGAGTTACTAGCTAGACCACCGACTCAGAGCACGGTTCACGTACCAGGTGCCACTAACGCAACTACAGGAGCCCCATTCCCTCAATCTAGTCCGGTAGACGGCAGCGCTAGAGCCGTTAGGCTTCAAGTATGGGAGGCTCAAGGTGCGGCTAACCCACTAAACGTCGGACAGAGAGGCAGTGTTCCAGGGTTGTTTGTACCGTTGGCCTACCGGCCTGTGGCAGCTTTAGGAACTTACGGCTCTCAAGCTGCCGGTACTTCTGGTCATAAAATGTTGGCAATTAACTTAGGTCAAAATTCTGGTTTGGCAGTCTCGGGACAAGTCCACTTGGATATTACAGGGCCTTGGAGGTAAGCTGATGTTTTATTCCTTTAATGTCTGGCAAGAAGCCAAAACCTGGTAAGAAATCAATGACAGACTACTTTAACGATCCTTCGGTAGTAGCGTCTGCCGCTCCAGCGACCTGGGGCGGGGCAGCTAATCACGATAGCACAGTAACCTCGGCTGCGACTCCTACTGCGTGGGGTGATCTCACTTTTAGCGAGCCTTCTGTATGCGCGGTGGAAAAAGAATTTTCTGGAGCCGGTTATTTCTCAGGAACCACAACCGTAAACGGAGTTGCAGTAGGTAACCTAACGGTGAATCTGCATGAACGCTTAACCGGGGCTTTAGTCGCGACGACAAAATCAGCGAACGACGGTTCTTACTCGTTTGTCGGGGTATCTCTGAATTGGGAGTATTACGCTATCGCCCTGGATGACGCCACAGGGGTTCAATACAACCTGGTTGGGGCAGACAAGATCGTGCCGCTGAGGTTTTAACGTGGCTTATACACCGCCTGCAGGTAATGCCGTAGTCTTGGATTTTAGCGGGTCTTATACGCCCGCTGCGGGGTCAGCTGTTGCCCTTAACTTCAGCGACGGCTCTGTCACGTTGGTTGTTAATTCGGTAGCTCAGGCACAAAGCCTGGATCCGCAGACGCTGTCTGTGCTTTACGGAATCAGTGTTGCGGGTTTAACGCAAGCTCAGCTACTGGATGCAATTAACCTGGTCCAGCAGAATACGCTGGCCTCAGACAACCTCGCTCAAGCCCAAACGTTGTCTGAGACAACTGTGTCTCAACTGACTATTATCTACGCTGACGGCATAGCTCAAGCGCAGCTGTTGGATAGTTTCGATCTGACGCAAAGCAGCTCTATAAATTCAGACCCGGTTTACCAAGCTCAAGCTCTAGGCACATCTGATTTAACCCAGCAAAACATTTTGATTGCCAACGCGGTAAGTCAAGATCAAACGATGGGAACTGCCGATTTAACACAGCAAAGCACGCTGGCTATCAACAGCATTGCGCAGGGGCAAACCTTAGACAACGTCACTGTGTCAGTGACGTTTACTCTAACTGCTGCGAACCTTTACCAAGCGCAAGAGTTAGCAGCGACGGTCTTAAGCCCGGTAATAAGCATAATAGTTGACGGCATAAACCAAGGGCAATCTCTGGCGGATACGCTTGCGTTGATACAGTCTCATATTGTATCCGCAGGAAACATAAGCCAAGTTCAAACTTTAGGCGATGTCGATTTAGTACAGCAACACATTTTAACGTTAGCAGGGGTAGCGCAGGGGCAAACCCTAACTGAAGGCCTGGGTTTAGTACAGCAGCACATCTTAAGTCTCGACAGTGTTGTTCAAGATCAAGCGTTGGGCACTGTAGCACTTATCCAGAATTACATCTTGACAGCGGACGGGCTGACTCAGCAACAGGCACTGGAAATAATCTCCGCTTTAGTTGTGTTGCTGCCTTCTACTTTAGTCTATAATTTCATAAACATACGGAATGATTCTCCAATCGTCTATGTCGTTGAGTCAAACCCATCAGTTCACGTTCAGGAGGACTTACCAAACATTATGGTAAGCTCTGAAGAAGTCATACTTTACACCACCCATTAACGAGGTTACTCCCATGGAAGTTAGAATACTGTCATCGTTTCAACACAGAGGCGGAAACTACATTGAAAAAGAAGTACGCATAGTAGACGACGCCACTGGTGAATATTTTTGCCGGGCCGGTTGGGCTGAAGACACCGCGGGGGTAGTTCCCACTGCAAACCCAGGCCCGACTGACGTTGTCCTGGAAGTTCAAGACGTCGTTAATCAAACTGAAACCCAATCTCCAGGAGTTGCATAATGGCTAAGAAAATGACTGCTGCCATGATCGATGGCGGGCTCACAAAGTCCAACACCTGCAACCGGATATCAGTATTATCGGCTGAGCCTGCATCAATTACCGACATTACAACCACTTACAAGTTAGCTTCTGCAGCTTTAGGTGGAGGCCAGTTTACCTTGGCGGCGGGTGACGTAAGCGGGCGTAAATCAACATTGGCGCAGCAATCCGGCGTGTCTATTTCAGGAAGCGGTACAGCGACGCATGTAGCCATTGACGATGGCACCGATTTTGTCGTTACTACTTGCACAGCGCAGGCACTTACCGCAGGCGGCACGGTCACCATACCTGCCTGGAAGCGGGAAATAGCTGACCCAACATAACAAGGAATCAACATGCCTTTGCTGTTCGCCGCCAAAAACACCAAAACAAAATTCCCGTTCTCACACGATGCGGACGAGAAGAAGTTTTACACGTTCTGCTGGCGCCCGCCGGTTAGGCTGGACAATACAGAGTACCTACTGGACGACGCCGTAGTTCCTGCGACGTCGAACGGGTTTTACTATGTCTGTATAAACCCCGGCGTAAGCAATGCTACCGAGCCGGCTATGAGTATGGCTATTGACGGTGAGACCTTGGACGGCCCAGGCTTAATTTGGAAAGCCGTGCCTTATGACCTGAAAATGCGCGCCGGCGAGTCGATAGACTCGCATTCGTTTATTTACACCAACGGTGTGGTTATCGATAATGACGCCGCTGTAGCAGGGTTGACGCGTTGCCGAGTGACTGCCGTTCCTGTGGGGGCCAAGTCATTCGAGTTGACCAGTCGGGTTACCATTCTTCGCCTGGACGGTACAAGGCAGGACTTTGATAGAACCATCGTAGTCGCTATCACTCCTTTGTAATTCCACGCTCTAGGGCGTGTTTTAAAAGGGTCGGCGGCGTCAGCTTCCGGCCCTTTTTTGTGTTAGACTTAGCCAACCCCTTCCCCTCCATTGTTCTTATGGATAGACCATGTCTCAGCCCAGCTCAGCTGTAAAAATTAAACTCGATATTGACGCCATTGCCGGCAAAATCAACACAGATCTCCTGACCAAAGAAGTTCAGGCGCAGATAAAGAAAACGCTGGCGGATATTAAGAAATCGAAAACGACTGTTGCGGTCGGGTTCGATCTGGAAAAAATTTCCAAGGGCGCCCTAGACGCGGCAATAAAGCAGTTCGAAGCCGAGATAGAAAAAGCGACGAAGAAGTTATCCAGCAAACGAAACCTGCGGCTGGGGATAGCCGAAGCGCTGACGTCTGAACTTCTCAAGGCTAAAAGCACCATCGAGAAAGACGGCAAGATTGTCGGCACCGAGCTGGAAAAAGTTTTAAAAACTGTCGCCGCTAAGTTCAAGCTAAGCACCAACATCGCCAATCAACGCAGCCCCTTACGGGACTTCCTGCTGCTGGAAGGTGACTCTGTAAAAGCCGCCGTTACCGAGCTTAACGCCCAGGCCAGCCTGTATCAAAAAGCCATAGATAAACTGTACTCACAGAGAACCAAGGCCATCAAGCAAGGTGCTGCTTTGCGTGAAGCAGGCCCAGCACCGAAGTCTGAAAAAGTCGACAAGGTTCCTGCCCAGGCTCTGACTACTGAACAACTGGCGGCGCAGAAACTGGAAGCTGCCTTGTATAAGTTGGCGGCGGCTGAGCAGGCGGTAACAACAGCCAAGGCGCTTAACGATTCCAAAAACCGACTCAGAGCTTTAGACCAAGAACGCAAAGCGTTAATTGCAGTGGCCGAGGCTACCAGGTCGTTGGATAGTTCTTCTGACCTGTCCAAGATAAACGCCAGGCTGACTGTTCTCAATACAGAGCTTACCTCTTATGACCGCCTGCGGAAGATGGTCATATCTCTGGCTCAGGCTAAGAAAGCGGCAGACGCCGCTGGAACCAAGTCAGAGGCCGCTAAAAAAACAAAGGTACGCGATACTGAACTTGAAGCGCTCAAAGAACAACGCCAGGCCATTCTTCAAGCGATCGCCGCATACAAACAACTGCAGCGGGAGAAGTCCGCGCAAGGCAGGTTTGTTCCTGACAAGTCTACCGTCGGTGAGAACCTGTCTGCAAAGCTGGGTGATGTTAATGCCCGCCTACGTTACCTGTCCGAGGATAAAAAATTAACCGACGCGTTAACTAAATCTCAAGAGGCCTATAACAAGGCACTAGCAGCCGAAGTCTTAGCCAATAAACTGGGGCAAGGCGGTGCTCAGGTAAAGGCGTTGAAGGCCCAGGAAAAGGCTATACTGGATATCGTCAATGCTCGTGAAGCTATGGCTAAAGCGTTAGGGTTGAAAATTGCTGATCAGGCGCTGGACGTTTATCGTAAAAAGCTTGACGCTTTGGCAGCTCAATTAAAAGCTCTGCAAGTCGGCGATGCTAAAGTTTTACCTAAAGGAACCCTAGCTGAGGGCGGGTTGAAGAAACAGCTGCAGGAGGTTATCCGTCTGCGTACAGCCTATCAAAAGGCCAGCCAAGATGCCAAGCTTGCCGCTAATGTAGGCAGCCCGGACTTTCATTTAAAACAGCTTAGCCGTGAACGCACAGCGTTGCTGGAATTAACGACTTCTTACGAAAGGTTGCAACATCTAAAGTTGCAAGCTACACGCAGTACGCCAGGGCCTAGCAGTGTTTTACGGGATACTGCGTTAGGTAACAATACCTTAAAAGGTATGAGCGATTCCTTGAAGGACCTGAACGGCCAGTTGCGCGGCTTTGACAGTCTGTGGACCACTGCCGCTCAGTCCATGAAGTTATTCTTCAGGTATGCTGTCGGCTACAAAATACTGTACGAGATCTCTGGAGCGATAGCCAACGTAACAAAAGGCGTCATTGATTTCCAGAATGCCATAGTTTCTATAAAGGCGGTCACCGACGCGACCAACCAGGAAATGCTGCAGACGGGGGCAGCTATTCTGGGCGTCGCGCAAGACACCAAATACAGTGTCACCGAAGTTGCGGAAGGAGCGCGGACGCTGGCGCAAGCCGGTATCCCTATAGAGAAATTGGGGTCTGTTTTGCGGGCAACCGCCAACCTGGCCTCAACAACCAACGGCACAATAGCCGAGTCAGCCGACCTGATAAGTACCTTTACTCTGGTTTACAAGGATTTCGATCCTTCTATCCTGGCGGATAAGCTGGCCAACGCGGCCAACATATCCAAGCTGTCGTTGGGCGACCTGTCCACCGTTATCAGCCGATTGATTGAAACGACTGAGGGCTATACCGTCGGTATAGACCAAATGCTGGGCGCGACGGAAACACTTCGTAACGTCGGTATCAAGCCCTCAACAATCGCAACAGGTACACGCCAAGCGATTCTGGAAATATTCTCTCCTGATCATAAGCTTATACTAGCGCTGCAAAAGCGTTATGCCGAGCTTGGCCAAGATATGTCTGAGTCCGCTATCAAGAGCCTGTTCAACAGTTTTAAGGATGCCAAAGATCCGCTCCTTGCTGCGATCAACGAGCTGCAGAAACTAGGATTTGCCGGCACCGCTGGCGGGTCTTTGGACCGGGTATTCGACACTCGCGCTGAAAACGTTATCCGGGCGTTGGTTCAAAACAAAGACGCCTACGTCAAAAACGTCGAAGATACCAAGAAGGTAGGTTCAGCGGCTAAAGGAGCCGCTACACAGCTTGAATCTCTAACCAATAGTGTGACCAACCTGGGGTCAGCTTTAGTGTCCTTGGGCACGGATATTGGCTTGTCTACGGTAAATTCTCTGGCTAAAGGAATAGAGTCGATAACGGATAAGGTTAAAGAAGCCAGAAATGTTATAAACGAACTTAAGCTTAACAAAGGAGACACCGGCGTTGAGCAGTCGTCTCAACTTGGGGTTGGCGCTGGTCTACTTGCTTTCGGTAAGGGGCTGGGGGCTTTCAAGTCCTTGGGGCTGGGACTTGCCGTAACCGCCGCAACCGAGTGGGCTACGATAGTTACACGAGGCAACGAACAGATGGCGGCTTTTATAAAAGCCGTCAACGCTGCTGTGTCAGCGGTCATTATCTTCGCCGCGGCTACCAAGTTAAGCAAAAACGTCACCGTCGGTTCTGCTGTCGCTGCCGGTGCCAACACTCTTCGATCTGTACAAACTGCGGCGACGGCTGTGCAGGTCGGCGGGGTCGCCGCTGCAGTTACCTCTGGCGTTAAGAACGCGGCCACCGGCGCTGCGTCAAAAGTAACCGCGTTGGGCAGTAAATTCGGGGTGTTGCTTGGCAAGACTAACTTACTGGGGCTGGCTTTAACGACCGCATACCTTGCATACGGGGCCTGGGACTCATTCACAAAAGACGAGAAAACGTCTGAAGAAAAGTTTGCTGCAAAGGAACAAGCCAAAATTGCCAAGGTTGAAGAAGCCAAAGCCGACTTGGAAAAGCTTAATACTAAGAATGCGGGCATTGAAGAGGGGCGTAAAAATACCGCCGACTTTGTAGCCTCAGCCGCAGAAGTTAGCGAAATTGTTGCAGAGTATTCTCAGATCGGTAAGCAAGGTATTGACAAGGTCAATGACAGTGCTGTGTTAAGCTTAAAGAAAGCCTCAGATGACCTTAAAGCTGTAGGCGTTAGTTCAGATATATCGGGAGCTTTCGGGAAATCTACCCCAGAGATAAAAGCTTTATTGGACAAAGCTATTGCCGGCACCAAGGATATCGGCACACAAGCCTTCCAGGACTTGGTAAGTAATCTGGAACAGCTCAGAGGACTGGAGGCCGGCGCCATAGATAAAGGTAAGTTCGCCACCAAACTTCAAGCAGCCAGCGACTTCATACAAAAAGCGGAAGCGGAACGGGCCAGCTACATCAGGCAGCTGGAGTTAGCTTTATCAAATCCAGGTGGCGCAGATAACAAGGCTATTATAGAGGCTTACCAAAAGCTGCCTGCTGACGTAAAACAATTTCTCCAGACGACGGTAAGTACGTTTGACGGCGCTAAGGAATTACTGAAAATATCAGGCGAAGGTAGCCTCAATTTAAAAACAGAGTTAGCGTCAACAGCTGAAGGAGTAGAGAAGGTATTTCAAAGCCAGATAAGCTTGGCCAGAACTATAGCCAATGAAATGCTGTCCGCCGTTGGAGACGCGAAGAGGATAAAGCAAGGAGAGCTTCAAGGCATGCTGGAGGCGGCTGTAAAAGATGGCAGTACCAAGCTGGTTGAAGGCCTGGTCGATGTTATAAAAGCGGCTACCGGGGAAGATCTGTCACCGACTATAGCCGCTGCTAAGGAAAATGCCAAACAGAAAATTCTTAAATCCATTAGCGAAAAAGTTAAAGGTATCGACACCGAGATACCTACATCTAAAGCCTCGTTGGCGCCGCTATCTGAATTTTCCGCTAACTCTGATAAAAAGGTTATTCAGGAGGGTAAAAAGCAAATAGCCAATGAGATAGAGTTCACCAAGTTGGGTGAAGATAAGTTGTCACTTGCGAAAACCATAAAGGCGCAGTACGAAGCGCTAGAGGTACAAGTCAAGGCTGGCACAATATCAGAAGAGGACGTTAAGCTACAGTTGCTCGGCATTGCTGTAACCGAACAATCGTTGGCCAACGTTAAAAATAAACAGTCCAAAATTGCCGGCGTAAATCTCGAAGCTGAAACCAAGATTGCCGCTATCAAGCGCAGCTTCGTGATCAATGAAGAAGACATTCTGTCCAAAGAGCGACGGCTAAAAGAATTAACGTCAGCCAAGGTTCAAGACCTGGAAGCTGTTGTCGCCTTGAGTGCCGACATTTACGCAGCCAAGCAGGCTCAGCTTAACTTGGAGAAAAAGGTTCTCGAAGACGACCTTCGTAAAAAGGTCGAGGACTTTAGAGCCGGTGATACGAAAGGCCTTAATGGGCAACAGATACTGGATGCACTCAATAATGAAGCCGGTAGAAAACTGCTGGCTGACAACGAGGAACTGGCTAAAACGGTGCAAGCCTACACCGATGTTATGCACCGGTCAGCTGCCTTGGAGGAAAGCCATCTTACTGAGCTGCAAAACGTTTACGGCAAGCAACTCGAAAGAGAACAATCCAAATTAACGACTCAGCAAAACAAGACTCAAGCTATAGAGTCTCAACTGCAAACCGTTACCGGAAAACTGGCTGACGCTAGAAGTCGGCTTGCCGAACTGTATGACAAACGGGTTGCCGCTGAAAATTTTTACGACGATGCGCTACGCGTTAAGGCTAACGGAGGGGCAACCAAGGACGACCTTCAAGCGGCGGTAGATACTGCGCAAGGCTCGCCTTCAATTGACGCCGCTCGGCAAGTTGTCGATATTGCTAAGGAGTTGCTGCAAGCGGGTAAACTCTCTAAGTCGGATTATAAAAGCAAGGTCGAAGACGCCAGAGCTATAGAGTTGGGCGTCATAGCTAACGATGTTTCTGAATTGCCTGCCGAAATAAGGAATTTAGGTATTGCCCAGACACAGTTATCGGCGGCAATGGAACTTAGCATCCAAGAAGAGAAAGCCTTAACATCAAGCATAGAAAGGCTTACAGCGGCTATGGAGGCTTTGCCTACGCAGCTGGCACAGCAGCCCTCGACAGAAGTTGCCGCTAAACCTCAAGAACCGGTTAGTGTTGAAGCGCCTGCCGCTCCTGCCGCAGTACCCCACCTTGCTGGCGGGGGGTTGGTAACAGATGGCCCTGATGGCATCGACACGATCGATGCCCGTCTGACGAAGCACGAGTACGTTATGCCGGTGACGCCTACCCGGTTTTACGGCAAGGAGTTTATGGATAAGTTGAGATCCATGCAGATACCAAGGCAGGCGGTGACTATGGCGCCTGCTGTCAGCCCTGGGCAAACCGCGTCAGCTTCTTCTATTCAGGCGCAAGATCGAATGAAGAATTACCAGCCTGTTAATATCACTATCGGAGGTGCTACAATTAGCGCACTTGCTCAACCAGATCCGATAGAAAAGTTCAAACAGGCGCTTAGCCTTCAGTCACTAAAAACCGGTAAAAGGGCCACCAAATGAGCGGCAATATAGATAATCTTCCCCGATGGTTTGAACTGTCTGACGGCGTGCATACCTGCAAGGTACATCTTTACGAGGCGCTGGGCTACACTCAGACGTATGAAAAGTTTGGCGGCAACACAGTACACCGTATGCTGTCCGGTAAAGGTATAAAACAAACCAACTGGGCCAAATTGAGAACCACGTTGTCGGGTAACGGCGGTATGCCTTTAGGGTTTTCGGCGCTCAACTACGCCGGCGTGCTGACTTTGAAGTGCGGTACGCAAAGAGCGATCAGCCAGACCACCAACGTTATCGTCATACCTGCCGCCCGGCGCACCGATTCAGGTTATGAACCGGTGGCGTTTAAATGCGTGGACGGCTTTTGGGTTGAAGCCGCCATGGCGTTGTCAGGCAATACCGCCACCATAACCGCAGATGGCGCCGCAACTGCATATATGGTTCAATACTACCCGCAGTTGTCGGTGCTAATGGACGATCCAAATGAATCCTACGACTGGGGTGAAGCTTCCAGTTCCTGGTCAATAACTGCAGAGGAAGAGTGATATGTTTTTGTTCGCTAACAATGCGGAGACGGTTTTAGCCGCCAACATAACCAACAGCCAAACCACGATGGCTTTTGCCACTGGCGGCGGAGCCAGGTTTCCTGACATAGCTCCTGCGACAGGTGATGTTCAGGCGGTAACGTTGACTGACGGCATTAACTTCGAAGTAGTTTACATCGTAAACAAAACCGGCGATGCGGTTGCCAATATGTGGCGAGCCAACGAGGACCCGTATATTGCCTACGCCTGGCCTGCAGGTACGACTGTAAAAGCCAACGTTACCGCCGACCTGCTAAATAATTTCTGGCAAAAGTACAGCTCGGCTCGGGTAATTCTTGGCGATAGCGTAGTGGCCACACCTTCTCAATGCGCGGTTGTCGGCGACTCAGTCAGGGCGGACAGGCCTGTGCCTTGGTCTACCGGCGTTTACCCGCCTGTAGGCGGCATGATAAAGGCCACGGCGTCTGATGCTTACTTCATGAACGTATCATTTTCGTTTGGGGCTTTTACAGGAGCTTCAGAGCCTACCTGGAACGTCTCGGCTGAAGGCAACATCACCACCGATAACGGTATAGAGTGGATGTACGTAGGATCGCCTGCAACCTACACGTTGTCGTTCTTTACTGCTATAGGGGCTAACGCGTCAACGGCAGATGCTAAAGGAATAGCCATTGGGTTAACTTCCAACGCTACTCTGGAGTCCGTAGCCATAGGGTTTACAGCTGCTTCAAATAAATACGCATCTGCTGTAGGGTCCGGCGCCAGAGCTTTTGCGCAAAAATGTGTAGCGCTTGGGTACAACGCCTTGAACAAGGTGTTAGGAACTTACGTTATAACCGGACTTAGCCTGGTCAGAAAAGACCGCGGGGAGTCTGCCAGTGATGAGCACTTAAACTTCACAGGAGCGCAGTCTCTAATTCTATCGAAGGAGATTAACCTTAAAACTTTACTGGATGACGCGGCCACCATCACGGTGCCTACAGGCGCTACCTTCTATGCCGACGAGGTTGGCGTCATTGTGACCCAGGCTTCTGGAGTAACCGGGCAACCCAGTGTAGCGTTTGGCGTAACAGGAAATACGGTGTCTGTGCTGGCCTCCACGGCTACCACTAAAAATGCCGTTAAAGGCCGAGACGTATTTACGCCCTTGACTAAAGACGGCCTAAACAGCTTGACCGCCAGCATTAAGACAGCAGCTACCGGCACCACGTTGATGGGTAGATTTTATTGGAAAGGCGTTCTGGTTGAAGACTGATGATTAACGACGGCGTTATAAACGGCAGTTTAATAAACGGGGACAGCACGCCTTGGTCGTTGGATATAGGCACTGTCAGTGTGCCTATAACTCAAACAATATTTTCCCTAAACGACACTGTCTCCGTAGGCATTACCCAGGTAATATTCTCCAAAGGAGTTTTATCCGCGGTAATTGAATCCATTATAGTCAACAGAACCAGCACATTAAACGTAGGCATAACTCAGCAAGTTATGCCACCTGCCACGTCTTTGTCGGTCGGTATAACGCAGTCTATTGTAACTCCCCCAGCGGCACCGTCAGGTGGGCAGCAATGGTCAGTAAAAGTTTATCTAGGTGGCGTTGACGTTTCCATAAACCTGACAGGAACTGTATCAGTCGACTGCGAGGTTAACGCCGCCCGTGTAGCCTCGTTTACTTTGAAGCCAACAGCTGGAATTGTGAACCCATTCGATTGGGTTAAGAAACCGGTAAGGATAGATTACATTCATTCTAACTCAGCAGGAACTGTGCTGGGCACATACCAGCTATTCTCAGGTGTGGTGGATACCCCTATTTACAATCCAACGACCCGGTTAACGTCTTTCGACTGCACGGATCAACTTCAAAAGAAGTTTGAAGCCATGCCAAAAGACGCTATAGCCGCCTTGATTCCAGGGTTCTGGTCGGACGCGGTGTTCAGCAAAGACGCGGATCCCTGGACTTACGCTCAGGACCTGCTCAGCACGATACCTTACGACATGGACGCCAACCTGTCAGGCAACATCATATTGACGCCTTGGCTGGCTAAAAGCACAGCCGATTTCGCATTCAACTCAGATACCATTATCGACGAGAGTTTACTGGTCACCCTAGCCAACAGTCGAGATCTGATAAACGACTATGCTGTCTCGTTGGATTACCGTTACGAGCAATACCGGGAGCGAGGCGTGCGGATACGGTGGGACATGGACCCTCCTGTGCTATCTGCAGACAGCATAACTTACAATCCGCAAGTGCCTGCAGGGCAGACCTTTAACGACGCCGTCAGCGCAGCCGGTTTAGCCTTTACCGTAAAACCTTGGCTTGAGCCGCTGCCTGTATCTGGAACCTACACCGTATTCGGGTTTGTCGGCGGCGCTCAGTCTGTTTTATTTGCCAATGAAAATCCTGACGGTATTCAGTCGGCAACCGGCGTCTGCTCTCTTCGGTACAGTCAAACCATAACCGAGAAAAGAAAGACCCGGGTCTACGCGCCGCAAAGCGTAGGCCAGCTGGGGTCTATAAAAGCCGATATGTCTGCGTCTGTTCAGGCTGATTACGGAGATAAGCTAAAGGATTTCAACACAACTGAAGAGCGTGAAGAATCTCACACAAACACCGCTAGAGCTGTGACCGTATCCAGCGGCGGCAGTAACGTTGTCTATAACATTGGCGGGTTGGTAACGACAAAGTACCAGGCGCACAAAATAGATTATTCTGCATACGCCGGCGCTTCTTACGGAACCCCCAACGAAATAATTTACAATTTCACATCCCTGGTAAAGACGGGATCAAGAGCCGACTCTAACAACGCTGACGAGACCTTGTTAAACCTGGCCAGTACAGGAATATTAGGATCACACAGAAAAAATTCCGCGGCTTTCACCACTATCCTGGCGCCCTACCTGGACCGAAAAAATACCGTTCGTATCGATACTGATACTGTTACGGCGAAAGGTAAGGTACGTCAAATCACGCACACCATGGATATTGAGCGAGGGTCTGCTGTTTCTGAAGTCACTTTGGCTATCAGCTTGGCGTCTGCGGTTGGTATTCCCCCGTCGCCGCCTGTACTGGCCGCTCCAACAGCTGATGCTTTAAAGCCTTCCACCAATTCCGTCTACGCGCAGACGATGGTTCTGCCCACGCATGTGGCCGGCCTCAGTGGGGCCTTCAGTGATACTTGGGACGGCTGGATAGCAACGTCAGCTGTTGAGGCCGAAGGCTACAACAATTCGTTCGTAATAAAATTCGGCGGTGTGCCGGACGCTAATGTACAAGAGCAGGAAGTGCCGCATTCTGCGGAGTTCCAAGTTATAATTCCTATTGATGAATTAATTTTAGAGGCATAACCCATGTCATTGACGTTCGGGCTTTACACCGATGCAGGTCTAACCATCCCTTTAGCTTCAAACCTGTTCGCAACGCAGGCGTCCGACGGGTCAACAGGGCCTGTGAACTTTCAACTCTGGTTGGGATCCAACTCTGTAGGAAAGAAAATTCAAGCCGACTCAAGCCCAGGCGTAGCTCAGATAGCGCTATCCATTGCAGACTCTACCCCAGGGGTGGGGCACCTGCCAGCTGAAGTAAAACTGGCTTTAACGCAAGGCGCGTTAGCTGCCGCAACTGGAGGGGCTTCGTTAAACCTGGGTTTAACCATACTGTCAGGAGCATCCAATGCTGTAACTTTCTGGGTCAGGGTAAACGATGTAACCGGAGTTGTCGGCACCGAGACTCAGCTTTCAGTGAATACCAATACGTTAAGGGAAACAGCGGTGTGAGTGTAGATAGAGACCTGCAAAGGGATATTAACAGCCTCGTCGATCCGGACAGTAAGTTAAATACGACTGAACTCGATCCAGCTGAAGAAAAAGACTCAATAGGAGAATCTGTTGGTGTGGCTACGCTACTTGTGGTTGCTACGCCCCTACCAACGCCGCCTGTAACGCCAGAGCCACCTGTAATTGCGTCACCTTTAACTGAGGTAAGTCGCGTCGAAGCATCCTTTACAGTAGCTGCAGGCGGGACAATATACGTCCCCACTCAAGTTACAATGCACGATGCTAACGGAAAAGTCTTCGTGTTCAATTACGCCACACCGACGATAGGCTAATGACAAACTTCCACTTAGGGCCTTTGTTTAGGTATATTCCTGCGGAGCCGTCAGGTCCTACCTACCTGTTCTCTTGGCCTAAATTTTGGTTGCCTTTAGGTACAGAAGAATACTGGGGAACTCCTGTTGTCAGTGATGTGCTGGAGGAAATATATTTTGCGGAAGCCGGGGACACTTACGTTCCTCCAACCTATGACCTAGTGGCAGAATCCCCAGGAGGCGATAAAAGTTTCAATAAGTTTGTTCCTGCAAACGTCACGGTTTACCCTAAGAAATCCATCATCGTCAGGGCCGCTGACTACCCTACTACGCCGGACTTGCCAGGTACTGGAGTTAGAAATTACACCAGCGGTAATTTTTCTGCAAGCGTACCCAGGCGGATACTGACTGCTAACTTGCCGACGCCGGCCTGGTATAGGGTAGCGCCAAATATGCTTGACGTTAATAATTTTTCCTCAGAAGTTTGGCTTAGAAATCCAACACTTAAAAACATAGCCATAGCCAGCGTAGATACAGCCACCGACATTATCACACTGGCATCGTCGCACGGTTGGGCTGCAGGGACTTTAGTTCAATCTAACAGCAACTTAGGTGGTCTGCATGACTATATTCAATACTGGGTAGGAAATCCATCAGGGGCGACACTGACCTTGCATGAGTCCAAGGCAGCTGCTTTAGCAGGCACGCCCAAAGTAAACATAACCGGGTCACCTGGCGGCGGTATTTACGAGACAGGTCCGGAAGCCAGCAGAAATATAAAGAAAGGGTACGAGCACAGGCGCACAGGTGATGTAGTTTCTACTGTTTCATCACTGTTTCCGGGCTGGACCATCACGGGGGTAGGTACTTACGCTATCCCAGGGTCCGCTTCGTTGCCTGGAAGTCTAATAGAAACCTTGTATGCAGAGGACGCTGGAACCTTTACAGCGTCCATGACCGTAGCCGGTCATGGAACTTTCACAAGGGAATACTCTGTTTACGATATAACCGGAACGCAAGGGCCTGGAGGTACGGTGTACTTTTGGTGTACTGGTGACCCTGACGTTTATGTTTAGATACTTAACTACCCCAATAAAACCAACTCGTTAAACACAGTCAGATTTCTCCGGACGTAATCAGAAGTCTGCTTGGCATTGGCTCTGCCGGTGACGTTTACCAACTGGACAATGATGTCCTTGTAGTCGTTGTCTCCTTGTGCCAGTCTCTGAGCCTTCAAAATGTTGCCGAAGCCTGCGTTGTAACTGGCCAAGGCCAAAGCATAACGATCCATCGGCGGGCGCCTGGAAGTCCACTTGCTTAGCAGGATGCCCATATACCAAGCCGCAGCCTGAATGCCGTGTTCTACTTCGGTTGGGCGAGCGCCTTTAAGATTGAACGCGTCGCAGTATTCCTGCCAGGTTTCAGGCATGAATTGGCCAAGGCCGCGTGCGCCGACCGACGATACTGCTTCGCAATTCATACCGGACTCGCAATGCAGTTGAGCTTTTAAAAGTCGCCAGTCAAAGCCTGCCAGGTGTTGTCCGGCGTACAGTTCAATCAGGTTATCGTATTCTGGGTTTACTTTACTTGTCATCTTTATCCTCCAGTTCGGTTATTACAATCTTCGTGCCTTTTCTAAGTTCAACGGCTATGGCTTGTCTTTCTTCTACCAACCGATGGTCTTCGGTAAGCAGCCAAACGCCCTTAGCGTCTTTGTCGTACACCTGCACCAAGAGTTCAGAGCCTAGCGCAGCTATATTAATGCTTTTGTCTGTCATTTATTCCTCCAGAGATATTGGATCGTCCCAATTTTGGCCCAAGGCAAGTCGTTCTATCTCTTCCCAGGTTAAAATATAACCTTTAGTTCTCGACCGGTTAAGTATAAGAGGTTCCCCTGAGTAGGAGGACAGACCTCTACGTTCAGCGCCCCATTGGGCCGTGTGGCGTTCTAAGTTGCTGCCCTCTATGACCGTCCCGCTCATGCCGACGCCCCTAAGTCAATAACATTCGCCGCCACGTCAAATTCCCGGTGCGACACCACAATCGTTTGTTCGCTGTAATTCTGCAGCGACATTAAGCAAGCCAGGGAAATTTCAGGAGAGCAGTCTGCTGAGATTTCGTCCAGGATTAAACTGTCGAACGGACTGGTCACCAGCTGCGTCAAGGCGACTTTCAGGCCTAAACCCATCAAAGATTTCTGAGCCCCCGACGCCGACCATTTATTCCTGACCCTGCCATTTTCAACATATTTTATACCTGAATCAGACAAGAACATCTTTTCGATATCGCCGCCGGTCGCCATGCTGACAAACTCAGACGCCGCGCCGAACAAGTTTTCCCAAGTTTCTTCCAGGTAACGGACTCTGTTCTTGGATAATAGCTTGCTGATGTGATCCAGTTTTCCCTGCTTGTCGACGTGTCCCAGGTAAGTGGCCTGCATGTTCTCATTATCTGTAAGCTGCTGCGTCAGTGTCTCTAACCGATTTACGGCGCTGCTGTGATCAACTCGTAGCGTACTTAAAGCGGTGTGCAGTTTAGCCGACTCCGACCGGCAGTTGTCGCAAGCTTCCTGGAGAAGTGTGACGTCGCCGGCCAACTCCAAGTCTGGCTTGGAGTCTTCCAAATCAATAAGCTGCATCAGCAATTTATCTTTGGTAGCCTGCGCTGAGGCTATCGCAGCGTTCCGGTGTTGCTGACGTTTTAACGCGTCAGAATTAACTGCAATGCGGTCAGATAGTGCGTACAGGTTTGTTATAGGCTCAGGGATACCTGCTATCTCTTTGGTTAATTCAACCAACCGTACTACGCAATCTCCCCTGCCTTGCATATTGCGGCTGTAAGCCGCCGCTTGCTTGGCGTACTCTTTGGCTTCCCGGTCAGCCACATCGAATGCGGCTTTGGCCTTATCGTACTCTGCCTTAGCGTAAGTGTACTTTGTCAACGCGTCGGCCAGCTCCACTTGCTGAGCTTCCGGCGTTTTGTGCGTATCGAACGGGCGTTTACAGGTTACGCAGATGTTGTCTTCTATAGCCTGCTTCACAGCCTTGTAACCCGCCGCGGATTCGTTCACGAAAACCGACAGACGGTTAACTTCTGCCTTCTCGGCATCCGATGACAAAGGCTCAGGGAACGTGCCGGTGAATAGGTTGATGGCATCCAGGTAGCTTTTCTCAGCCTGCATCGTTTTAATGTGCTCCGCCGTAAGCCGTGCCAGTTGTTTAGCATAGCTGTCGGCTTCTGCTCTAAGCGTGTAGTCCTTGGCGATGTCGGCTTCAAGTGCAGACGTGTCCGCTAGAGGTTGCTTGGCATCAGGCTCCACGGCAGACAAGTCTTTTTCCAAAATATCCTTGCGGTGCCGGTATTTTTCCCACAGGCGTTGGTTGTGATCCAGGGCTTTGAGTTCTTCGCTAAGCGCGTCCGCCTTGGTCGCCCATTTGGAAATACCTTTCTCGTGTTCAGTTATCTGCAGGAGCAGGTCGGCCACTTGTATGCCCAGCTCTGTCTTCTGCATTGCGTAAAACGCCGGCTCTTCAGGCAGCAGGAAAGCGTGCAAGGCATCAGCCTTGGCTGCTTCAGACGAAGCCCTGGCGCCTGCCAGTTTGATAATAGCGTTCAGCTTGTCCATTCCGGTGGCAGCTTCAACGAAACGGGTCAAGGCTGGGCCATCCATCCTCAAAAGCTCTTGCGGCTCACCTTGAGCCGATACGAAGATTTTAAAGAAGGCAGCTTTCGACATATCCAACAACTCCAGGATATGAGCGTTGACGGCGGTATGGCCGTTGACGAAAGCCTTGTCTTCACCGGCTCGGGTAATGGACGCATTTTTTGTCGAGCGCTCGACGACATAGCCATTGGATAGTTTTAACTCCAGGTTAAAATCCTTGGCGTCGTCGTGAACCAGGTCGGCTGCGGCTTCGTCAACGACCGATACGCCCAGCATGGCAACCAACACCGCCTGCTGAATAGTGGATTTGCCGGAATAGTTGGGGCCTACAATCAGGTTGGTTCCAGAAGAGAATTGGAATTCCCGATCCTTGTGTTGCTTGAAGTTCTTAAGCTTTACCGATTCAATCTTCATTCTGATACCTCTCCGTACAGGGTGTTAAACAGTTCAAGTTCTTCGTCGTTGAGTTGGCCTCTAACGTTGTCCAGCCAGGATCCGCGTTTAGCTGAACTCGTTCCCTGTGTGCCTTCAACAGTCGGCGTCACGGTGCTGTTCTTTATAGAAATAGCGTGATCCCCGTTGAATAGTTTAGACATCTTCGCCGCCAGGTCACGCAGCTGCGCCGGCAGGATCTCGCCGGTGACTTCAATAAATTGCAATTCCGTATCGTCAGGCAGGCTTAAGAACCCTGCAATGTCGGTCTGCAGGTAACGCCCAGCCGGGCGCCAAAGATCGATAGAAGTCATCTTGCCGGTTTCCGTGTCGAACTCAAGACCGCGCTTGATTTCCATTTCAGCAAACGAGTGCGGCAGTACAGACCCAACCATACGGAGCCGTCCACCGAAATGGTCGGAGCCATTGTGCTCATGGCCACTGAGAATATAATCGAACGAGGTATCAAGCAAGATTTTAGCTTGAGCGGCGGTCAGATTGTTCTCAATGTCGGCACTGGCGCGGGGGTTATCGTAGTTGACATGCAGGCACAAAATATTGGTATGTCCCTCCCACTTCTTTACTCCTGTGCATAGTTTTTCCAGCTCTTCATCGAACAGGGATTGTGTAGCGCAGTACGGCAGTACGTAGACAGTGGTGTTGTCGTCGAACCGTGCGCAGGCATAGACGCCCCGCACGACAATACCTTGCCCTATCTGTCCGGCCAGGTTCTCCAAGGCGGATGTTTTGGTAGAATCGTTACTGTAGTCGTGGTTGCCGCCGACGATAAAATCGAAGTATTCAGCAAGTCCAAGAGCTTTAACGAACGTCGTGCTGTTAACCTCGAACGTGTCGAACACGTCACCCATTTGAACGATGCGAGTATCGTCATCCACCTGCATGGCTTTTTCTATGGTCTCAGCTTGCAGCTCGAAAAACCGCTGGGCCGACGCCTTGGTGCTGTGAGAGGGTCGTTTGTCGAGGTGTAAATCACCGATAAATCGTAGTTTCATTTTGCCGCCTTTTCTGTTGTGAGAAGTGATTTATGTACAAATAAAAATACCCAGGTAAGGCTGTAAGCAACAGCGCTTGCAGTATAGCCATACCAAGCTAGGCAGATGATAATGGCTACCGCCACTACTTTGGTAAGCCATGGAATGTTTGGATATTTATCTGTCTTTTTAGACTCTGGTATATCTACGATAAGTAGGGTAATCAGAGTAATTGACAGCAGAACAAAAACGCCCCAGATAAATGTCAGGGCTATATTCCTGACACCTGCCACGCCTTGAACAAACCCCAACCAAAAAATAAATGCGGTTAGCAGGTTGTAACAGATTATTTTTAAAGTTTTCATTCGGTCTCCGTAATTTTCAATAAATAAGACAACAGAGCCTGCCTGGGAAAGACCGCCTCGACTTTGCTCAAGCAAAGCCTGGTCTTGCCGCCAGCTGCCGCTGTCACGGTTTGGGAATCCCACAACTCGAATTGCTTCGCTTTGAGCGAATAAAACAAGAAGTAACCCGGCACGCCTGCGCGTTTGCCCCACACTTCCGAAGCCAGGAATTGCGACCCCGATATGTACGCCGTCAACTGGCATTCTGTCAGGGACTGATGCTTGTCGCTGCTTTTAACTTCCAGTAAAACGGTGATACCATTCCTGGCAAAGATAAAATCACACGGTGTTTCAGGGAGAATCGCCTTAGCTCCGGTCGACGTGGTGTCATACAACCTGACGAACGCGCCGGACCAGTGATCTCTGAGTTTTATTAAAGCTGACCTGACAATACCTTCTGCAATCTTTCCGTCATTCCGCTTCTTCGTTTTAACTTCGTACCGGGACGCCGGGTCAATCTTCATCGAACAGATCCAACTCGGCGCAGATGTCGTAGACCTCTGGCAGGTAGTTAAGGCAATACGCGGTGCCGTCCTCTGACCAAGCCTCTCGCCGGTAAAGCTGTCCAGGTAGGATTTTGTAGCCAGCGGCCTCGGCTATCATCATGACGTGCTTATGGGCGTCACTAAGGTCATCCGCAGACGCGCGTTCCAAGACCAACTGGCATCCTGTGCATTTCTTTGGTGTCCTGGCTATTCGTAAATCGGTAGCGATGTGTTTAGTCATAGCGGCCAGCCTCGCGGTATAGGGCGGTGATATCGCCTTTGCCCCCAGTAAGGGCATGGGTTCTGTGTCTAAAGGCCTCCTCAGCGTCAGGAGAGGCTAGAATCATACCTTCTTCAACCATGTAGTTGAGGATCATACCCACGCTGGCCATGACTTCATCAACGCGGGCTCCGTACCATCCATCCAGGTCTTGCTTGCGCTTGTCTATCAAGGCGAAGAACCGTTGCATGAACAACCTGTTCGACACATGCACCGACCGGCCCAGCAACATCAACTCTGCTTTCGACAGAACGGTCAGCTTCGCCTGCATGTCGGGAGAGTCCCCATCCGCTGCCGTATAGGCCGACAGTGTCGTAATGAATTCGTCGGCCAACCCACTGTCGTCAAAATCCACTAGCGTAGAATTGGCAAGCCTGGCGGAGCGTTCGCCAACCACTGCGGTTTGAACGCCGTCCATTGGAGTCAGGTTTTTAACCTTAACCAGGATGCCGTTAGCCAACTGAACTGAAGGGTTCAATTTCATCCGGTGGCACATTTCCTGGTAAGATCCCAGGAGTATTCGGGTATAAGTTCCGTTGCTGTAAAAATCCTCCGCGTCGTTGCCTTTCTGGTTGGCCAGGTTGGGTAGGTAAATGTAAGCGCCGGCTTCTGGGGAGACTGACCAGTCTTCCCTGTCATCCACCGGGGGCGGTTTTTTAAATAGTCGATCCCATACTTTTGACATAATTATTTTAAGACTGAAAAGTGATCGTTAAGAGCCTTAACTTTGCGGCCCCATTGTTCTTCCTGATCCAACTCCATGGTTAACAGGAACCGGTTGTTAATGTCATTCTCCCTGCAAAACGTCTTCAATAATTTTTTGAACGCTGAATAATCACCCAGGGGGTTGCCTGCGCAAGCCCCTGGGACACTAGACAGAATTAAATACGTCGTCGACAGCAACGCGCCGTAAGTCCTCATGCACGGCCTTATCTCCGTGGCGTCTGCCAGCTTAACCAGGGATCGGCGGATCTGTATCATGGCGACATGCGGCGCCACTACTGCAGGTAGCCTTAAGAACAGGACGACGTGTGTTTCATAGATCAGGGCGCTAATGCCAACATTGCAGTCGTCAGCTATTTCATCCCGACTCAGCACGAGTTCGCGGGTGAATAGTTTAGCGACGTCTGTGAACAGGCCTCTGAGCAGCGCATTAATGTGCTTAACTCGACCTTCTTTATCCAGATCGGAAAAAGCCTTGTCATCCAGCTGCTCGGCCAGCGCAGACGGGCGGACATACGGCCTGAAAAACGGCACCACGGCCATGTAATTGAGTACCGCCACAGACTCGAAAGGCCGTTTGTGTACTACCGATAGTTTAACCATGTGATCTATCCCAAGTTTCGTAAACAACCCCGTTAGATTTTTCCGACTGGGTTAAATACCAACCTTCGTCAGGGATGTTGATGTGCCTTGCATTCTTATATAAGTACGGCTTCACCAGTTCCGGGGCAATGCGCGTAATGTAAAGCCGGTCAGCATAGTCGAATCCGTATTCAAATATGCGCACGCCGCCAATCAGGAAACATTGAGCGAAGCCTTGTCTTCGGCACCACTGCACGGCCTGGCCGGGGTTTATGAAGTGCATAATGCCAGGCGTGCTGACTATATGCCTGCTCACGACAATGTTGGTACGGTTTGGCAAATGAGGCACGCCGAGAGACCTATATGTGTCCCGACCCATGACAACGGCGTTGCCTGTGGTTAGTTTTTTAAACCGGATCAGGTCCTCGCGGATATGCCACGGTAATTTTCCGTCAGCTCCGATAAGTCCTCCTGGGCCGACGGCCATAATGACGTTAAGTTTCATAACTCCCTCACCGATATTTCGTATAACGGAACGCCGCCGCAGCTCACTACAACCGGCTGTTTGTTTGCCAAAACATGTCTAGCAACGGCTGCACATGCGGCACCTGTTACGTCTTGCTTGCCAGTCGCCCAAGTCCTTCCGTCCCTAAGTACATGACCGGCGTAAATAGTGTTAGTTAACGGCGATGTGTCTAAGTGCAAAGGTTTCATAAGGTTGACTCCAATGTGCGTTGTTTCAGGTTTAGTGACATGCTGCCGCCTTCATGGGCAAATTTGAACTGAATTGCCCACACCAGGAATCGGCGCTGTTCTTTACGACAGGGTAGATCCACCAGGCAGGGCTATTCGCCATTGTCTGAATGTCAACACTGGAGAGGTCTTCGCCAGAGAACATCACAGGGTGCGGTGTCGGGGGGTTTACCCGGCACTCTCCGATAGCTCCGCCTGCAAGCTCTTGGAAGTGTTTACAATTACGGCAAGTTATTAAAATATTTTTGCTCATACCGCCACCTCCGCCTTAATGCTTGGGTCAGGGTTGTAGTCGACAATTTCAAAATCGTCTATGGTGTAGTCGAACAGGGAAGCGGCTTTCCGTAGGCGTAACCTTGGCAAGGCCTTAGGCTGCCTTTGCAGTTGTTCGTGGGCCTGATTTATGTGATTGATGTACAGGTGGGTATCCCCTCCGGTCCAAATAAAGTCGCCCACTTCAAGGTCTGCCTGCTGCGCAAACATGTGCGTCAGTATGGCGTAGCTGGCTATGTTGTAGGGAACCCCTAGAAAGGTGTCACAGCTGCGCTGGTATAGTTGGCAGGAAAGTTTTCCATCATGGACGTAGAACTGAAACAGGCAATGGCAGGGTGGTAGCTTAGCCTTGCCAACATCTGAGGGATTCCATGCGGTGACAAGGATACGGCGGCTGTTCGGGTTGTTTTTTATGGTATCCAAGGCTTCTGAAATTTGATCGATATGGCTACCCCAAGACCTCCACTGCTTGCCGTACACTGGGCCTAAATCGCCGTTTTCGTCAGCCCACTCGTCCCAAATAGTAACGCCGTTTTCCTGAAGGTACTTGGCGTTGGTATCGCCTTTGAGGAACCACAACAATTCATGGATAATCGACTTGGTATGCAACCTCTTCGTCGTCATCAGAGGCAACCCCTCCTGTAGGTCGAACCGCATTTGATGGCCGAATTTTGATAGCGTGCCGGTGCCGGTTCTGTCGCCTTTAACCTTGCCGCTGTCCAGGAGTTCTTGAAGTAAGTTTAAATATTGCTGCATTTTTTTATTTACCTTGTAGGTTAATTTATACGCACGGCCCTTTAACGCAAGAAATCAGGTAGCACCCAGAAATTCCTTCAAAATGTGCCACAGCACTGTGGCCGCTCAGAATATAGGCGGCATGTGAAACTGTTGTTCGAACAGGCTCATCGATAAAATCTTTTTTCAGTAGCACCTCACTGCCGACTGGGTACTTAGCGTTGAAATCGTCGCACTGTTTTTGCACACTATATTTTTCAAAAGCGGTTATTCGCTTTCCTAAAATTTCAGAGTATTGCCACATGACGTCGTTCTGTTCTTTCAAGAGCTCCTGCTCGTCAGTCTCTAGCTCTTCAAACAGTGGGTTATACCCAATGAAGTCGCTAAGTTTAGTGGCTTTTATGTCGAGTTCAGCCTTTTCATCTACTACACGTTGTTGGTATGGTTGCATTTTGATTTACCTGCTTCTGTTAATTTGTAAATGGTTGAGAAGTCTTTTCCACACCGGATTGTAATAAGCCCGGCTTCAGCAAGGCGGTGCATTACTTTACCTCCAGCTAAAGCTAAACCTTGTGCGGACCTATTGTCATGTGCGTAGCCGTGCTTGGGCTTTGGATACAACGTCTGACCGACATCCGAGGGTCTGGACTCTAGCGTACCGCCTGCAGATTTTATTAGGTCCAAGGCCCTTTTATCATTGTCAGTCAATTTCATACTTCTTGTAGTCCTGATCTCCAGTTTCAATGTGCTCAAGATTTCCGTCCTTAGCGGTTCTGAACATACCTTTCGGTAGGAATACTCGTTTGAACTGGCCGTGCCACTTCCCGTAATTAGTTGGCGTGCCATCAGAAAACTTTCCAGGACCGCAGGCCGAGCAAAGTTTCTTGCCTGCGCGGTCCTCTATACCGTCCCATGTGTATATTTCGGGAATGTCTCTTGTGTGGTAAGGCGTCAGTGCTGTGTTATCGCAGCACCCGCAAACTTCGCATTGAAACAGACTCATGAAATACCTCCAACCGGATGCTGGTCCAGGGAATTTACAATTCGCCTGTCCACTGTGTAAGACACAGGAACGAAGTGTTCGTCAGTGCTGTGCTCTTTTGCCAACACAGCCACAGCCCTGGTTTCAGCCTGAATAACGCCTTCGTCATGTTCCAGGCGAAGTTCTTTCAGGCACTTGCCGAATTTGTTGTAAAAATTGATAACGTAATCTCCGGTTTTCATTACTGTTTTCCAGTCGATCCGAAGCCGCCTTCCCCGCGTTCCGTCGTTTCTGAAAATTCCTCGACGACTTTCCAGTTAACGCGGGCGATCGGCATGAACAGGATCTGGGCCACCCGGTCGCCGGGGTGTATGACATAAACATCATTGCCATCGTTACAGGCGATGAACCCAACTTCTCCCAGGTAATTGCAGTCTATGACGCCAATGCCGTTGCCTGGTCTAATAGAGTCCTTCAAGGCCAGGCCGCTGCGACCGGCGATAATGCCTACCAAATTAGGGTCTTTAATGTGAATCTTAATGCCGGTTGAGACAACAATATTTTTGCCAGGGTAGACCGATACCGGCATATCCAACCTGGCTACCAGATCCATCCCCGCATCGCCGGGGTTTTTATATTCTGGCAGCACGGCGTCAGGGTGGGTTTTTATAATTTCGACTTCGTAGTTCATGTTGTTTTCCTGTAAATTAAATCAAACTCTTTAAAGTTTCCGTTAAATCTGCCGGCACTGGAGACAGCCGGCGTAAGTAGTCAACGTACTTACTTGGCAGGTCTACGAAGCGCTTGCCTATATGGGGTCCAAAGTAGATTCGCTCCAAGGCTCTAGGCTTTTCCATATATTTCAGCATGGCTTCGTAACTCATGGCGTCATCGCTTTCCATGTACGCCTTGAAAGCCTTGCAAATACAGTGAGCCTCTAGGTAAATCCTAGAGATTGCAGGCATCGAGGTTGAGTCGCCGACTACCTCCCCTGTCAGTGTCTTCAACGCCAAAGGCAAGCTGGCGCCGTGCTTGCTGAGTTCAGGCAGGCTTATCAATATCCTGAAAAAATCGATATGCTTCAAGTCGAATTGGGTGTGCCTGTGTAATCTCTCGACAATAGGCGTGCCGTTGTATGTGATAAACACCGGCTGATTTTCAGGTGTCAGCCGAGAGACGTACTCCATTACCGTGTGGCCGGCCACTGTTGTTGGGTCCAGTTGTTCTGCGGTGACAGCGTAATTGGTTTCCGTCAGCACCACAGTCCGTTTAAGGCTTAAGTCAGATCGGCGTTCAGCCGCAAGGGCTATCGGTTGATAGATCATGTTGTTTCCAAATTATAAGTTTCGAAAATTATTACAGAAACCTTTGCAACATGCAAAGTATTTGTTTCGGTAGGCCTTTAAACTGTAGCAGTTTATCGGCCTTTGCCTGAATCTTGCAGTCCACGCATATTTGTTTTCTGCGTGGGCACGGGCAACGCTTACGTTCTGATGTAGACATTCTTAGACGCCCTGGTAATGGCCGTATAAAAACAGCGGTCCGCTTCCGCCTTGCGGCTGTTATGGTAAATGTCAGGTAAGTCTATGAAAACGTTCTCGAAAGTGCTGCCTTGGCTCTTGTGAACAGTCAGCGCATGAAGAGGTCTCAAGTCCAGGAAGAACTCACGAAGTCCGTAATAAGGTCTCCAGTCTCTTGACTTGTAGGCGTCTTTCTTGAATCGTTCCAGCCTGTCCTTGTAAGGCTTAACCCCATCCTCATGGAGAACGTAAAAGGCCATTCCCGGCGCTTCGAACAAATTTACGCACCAGCAAGGTATGTCAGGAAATATAGGGTGCTCCGACATCTCTATCGTGCTTACGGTGACTTCCGCACCGGTGTTGAAAATAATTTCGTTGTCTCTTGCCAGCGCTTCATTGACAGTAACCACGTCCCCAGGGCAGAAAGGCACCGACATATCCTGCCCTGTCAGCTGCCGCACCAACTGGTTATACATGTTCACCGTATCGTTTCTCCAGCTGACGATACGGCAGAAGTCAGGGTCAGCGTTGAACTCGCCCCGCTCCGTGTACTCCTGCAACTTGTCACGGAAACCTGCGGTCCTGAGCAGGAACACACCCTCGCCGGTTTCTTCGTTAAATCCGCCCAATACTTTAGGTTCCTGGTTAGCCAGGATAGCGTCCCTGATCACCGTAGCGCTGCGAATGATGGGACTGCCTTCCGCCTGCCTTACTATTTTGTGCAACGTGTGCTTACAGTCGTCAGCTTGTGCCAGATCGAACGAGGATGACATCGTTCCTGACGCTTTGTCTACAGGCGGCAACTGGTACGGGTCGCCAATAATGATGTACTTTCTGCCCCAGTTCCTGACATCGTCCTTGATATACTTTACCAGCTGGTCGTCAGCCATGGACGCTTCATCCAGACCGACCAAAGTAATGCCGGCGTACTGCGAAGGGTCGTAGTTGCGGCTGCGGGCCACTCGCGTGGTGTCTTCGTATTTTTCAACCGTCAGTCCCAGGAACTTGTGAATAGTCATGCAGGAGAAGTCAGGGGGCAGGCCTTTCTCCAAGACGGTTACCGCCTTGTTTGTTGGCGCCGTCATAACGACTTCATCAGGATCGCAGCGCTTGGTGACAAAATCCTTTATCAACCAGGTTTTTCCGGTTCCGGCTGATCCGCCCAAGACGAAAAAGTCTTTCCGGTTGCTGATGTGAAAGCTCTCCAGTTTGTCTGCGGCTTGTTTTTGATCTTCAGTTGTTTTGCTCATGACGTTCTGCCTGTTCAAATGCGCGTTTGCTGATATCGAATTCAGTACCTGTAATTTCCTGGCACTTATCGTTTAGGGTTTCTGTAGATGAAAAAAACAATTCACCGCCGTGATAAAAAAATAAAACCGGCGTGAAGTACAGCTGCCCTGCGTGAGTACCTACGGACTTGTAAAGAGGATCGAAACTAACACTTCCTTCCGGAATTCCTGCCTTCCACCGTCGAACCAAGGCCGCGTGTTCTTCCTTGCTGTCCCCTGTAACGCTGGCTCTGGGTCGCTGGCAATCTGTACGCTTATCCGGTTTGGTCCATAGGCGGCAATCCTGTGTTGGATTAAAACGCAGGCCACAGAAGCGAATACCGTCTACGCCTTGGTAATTTATAGCCTTCTCCGCACCAAAATCATCTCTGAATTTTTTGAATTCAGTGGACAGTTTTTTACGGGCTTCCGCAAGCTTAATGCACTCTACCAGAACGTCGGGGTGTGAGCTTTTGTAATATTTGATTGTCATACTGAAAAATCCTCGTCTTCAAGTTCGTAAAGTTCCTGCATGAACATAGAGACGTCAACGTCTTCCTCGACAGGTGCAGGGGCCATATCTTTGTACATTTTGTCCAAGGCTTCGTTAACTTTTTCAAGCGACGGGAAAGACCCCACCTCGTACTGCTTGCCCCAATTCGGTCCGAAGGAACAGTCGCCAACCATCGGGATGGTGCCGTTGGGCGGCAATATGTTCATGTGTTCACACAACTCGTTCAAGTAAGAATGCAGCATAGCAACTGGAACATCGGCCACGATTTCATCGTAAATGGCAGCAATGAAGTAGGCGTCGTGGCGTCTGAAAAAGTCAGACTTCTTAATCCGCATCATCAACGTCTTAAGAATGTCAGCAGCCGTTCCCTGGATGTTGAAGTTAACAGCCTGTCTCTCCCACCGGGAAGCCAGGCCCTGCTCACCGCAATTTATGCCGGGGACAACGTGGCGGCGTGAGCTATAAGCTGTCGTCGTATAGCCCAACTCTTTAGCGGCTTTTATAACTTTCTGTTTCCAGACTTCCAACAGCGGAAAGGTGTCGTTGTAAGCTTTCAGGTAAAGTTCGGCTTCCGCCAGCGGAGACAGCATGTTGATAGACAGCGTCGGCGCCGACGCACCGAACTGCGCAGAGAAGTTTACCGTCTTGCCTTTACCTCTGGATGTATCCAGTATTTTTGCCAGTTGAGTCTTCTCGCCCAACGCGTCCTTGTCGTCTATATGCGACTTAAAAAAGTCGTAATCGACTATACCTTGCTCGGTATAAACAACGGCCAAGGGTTCTCTGTACTCTTCTTTTCGCAAAAGGATAGGCGCTATGCTGCAACCTGTTAAAGCGTGCAAGTCTTTTGGCACTGCTCCTGTGTAGGCTGACATAAACGTCGGATCCTTGCACTGGTCCGCATTTAGACGCAATTCCTGCGAACTAAAGTCGACCGACACAATTACCCGGCCAGGTCCTCTTGGAATAAAGATGGTGCGCACATCACCTTTTGCAATCTGCAGCAGGTTGGGATTACTTCCAGTGGGCCGGCGAGTCACTGTGCCGCAAGTGTTGTAACCGGGGTGCAGTAATCCATCGCCGCTGCCTTTTAACCAGAGCGGATACACGTTCCAGTAAATCTTTGCTCTGGTGGTGGCTGCTTTGTATTCCTGCAACGCTTGCAGTACCGGCTTCTTCCAAGCATTATCGCCGGTGCAGTCTTCAGCCAGGGCTGCGGCAATAGCGATCTTGTTGGTCGCCGGCGATCCAGGCAAACGAAACCGGTGCCGTAAACTTCCTTGCTGGACTTTGGTGCGCATCCGAATAGGAAGCCTCAGCAGTAGGTAGAACAGCGCCTGATTTTGCTTGGGTGATCCCAAGTTAAGTTCTGTGCCTTCAAACGTTACCTCAGCGGCGTCTTCCAGAACGAGATCGCAAAAATCCGCAAGCGCCTTGTAAGCGTCCGATGACCGCGTCTTCAAATCCTTTGCCATGCTTTTAAACCCGCTTTCCGCAGGTCCCAACAAACGCATGAACTTGTGCTGCAGTGTGCCGGGCTCATAGGCATCGTAGTTGGCCATGAGATAATCCTCGAAGCCCACGCCTGATACCTTCTCCAGTTCAGGAACGCCCAAAATATCTGTAACTTTTTTGAACCCTGCAACCGTCGGCGTGAAATTCTTGAAATTTTTGACGGCTTTCAAAGGCTTGTAGAAACTGTCTTGCTTCAGGTTAAGCGTGTATTCCTGCAACTTGGCGTTAACGCGTTGCGATGTTGCCTCCGGACTCAGACCTTTCTCTTCGCAGGCGGTCTTTTCCTTGACTCGAACATAGTCGGTCGTGTCAGCTACCAAAGAATAAACACAGTCGTATGCCGGCTCCTTGCAGTGATGCTCCAACTGCTCGCGGATGTACGCCATCTTTGTTTCGGCAGTGACACGGTCACGTTCAGTCAATTCAGCCATACGCTCTACATCGATGGCTACTCCGCTGAGGTGCGCCTTGCAGAATTCAGTAACGACAGGGCATTCGAAATTCTTGATAAACTCATTTGTCCCTTCCAGAATGGACATGACCGTAAACAGGTGCAGCAAGTGACCGGTCACTACACTATCGTCGCAGCCGTAAGACAAGACCTGCTCACCTGTAATTTCAGCCATGGATGCCGCATTGCAAGCGGTCAGCAACTCGTTGTATGTTGTTTGGGTGTAATTAAGGTAATGCTTGGATAACCACTTCAACCCGTGCTCGGTGTTTTCGTTCAGGTGATGGGCGTAGAGCTTAGTGTCCAACGTAGACCGATCGGCCAGTTCATGACCTAACTGATTCAGCGTTATCGTCGCCTCGAAATAAATATTCTGAGCCGCCATATATTTACCCGCCTTCTCAATGTATTTGATCAGCTGCAGAATAAAGTTAGTGCCCACATTGTCGGTGTCCTTGTGCGCGGTGGAAATGTAAAACACGCGGCTCAGGTTAGGTCCGAAGGCAAATGAACAGCCGGCTATTTTGGAATTTCGCATGTCGACATAGACCCGACCTCCACAGGCCTCTTTAAATTCCTGGACGTTCCCAGTGTCGAACGTTTCATAGTCCCAAGGTACAACAGGTGTGCTTTCCAGTAAACTGGCTATCTCTTTTGCGCAGGCTTGAACATTGTTGCGGGTGACCAGCGTTGCCTTGTAACAATACTTCTCGTACCGGTCGATAAAGTCAGGGCAGAAATTGTCTGTGCAAACTTTTTCCAGCCTGGAAAACTCGGGAACTCGCTTAGTCCATTTGATCTCAATCAATTTGTTACCTCGCACGCCGGTACAAATTTCAGGGTGAAGCTTGGCCAGTTGGTACATTTTTAGCCAAACGTCCAGTTGCTGAACACATTTCTGGTAGGCTTTGTTGGTAGTCAGCGTAGCAGTTTTAACTATCCGGGCCCTGTCGCCGGCATCTACCCAGGCGCTGAGCTCTTCCAAACCGTCCTCTCCGAACTCGTCCACCATACTGGTCCACCCTGCAGGGCCGACTCCGGCAACGCCGCCGTAAGTATCGGAAGAGTCTCCGACAACTGATTTGAATAAAGTGATCAAGTGAGGCGGGATGACTACGCCTTTCTCTGTCATCGTTGTCTCGACAACCCCTTTCCTGAATACTGCGCAGGTCGGGCTGGACAACGCAATCAAGTCACGGTCGACGGTGTGGATTGTTTTAAATCCAGGCAGAGCCTTCACCAGATAGGCAATCACGTCGTCCGCTTCCTGCTCTTCCAGGTAGGCGATCAGCACGCCCATCGATTTCAAAAACTCCAAACACTGTCTAACGGCAATCTTTATCTGCTCGTCTTCAACAGGATCAGTTGGCGTTTTCTTGTCCTTCGATTTGTACCCATGAAAAATGTTTCGCCGGTAGGTGTTGCCGCCGTCGGTGACAGCGATCATGTTCATAGGCGATTCCACAATCTGCAGGATAGGGTCGAAGAACTTGTCGATGAATACGGCAACGCCGTAAGCCGCAGTGTTTACGAAATCTTTGATGCCGCTACCTCTGATGGCCATGGAATCCTGGCCGCTGTGGTAGGCTTCTGTTACCAAACCTTTCAGGTCTAGTATGCTTGTTTTTTCAATATCCATTACAGGATTCCTTAACTTAAAATTACGGATCCGGACACAACCAGGATAAGCCAGTCAAGGTCGGGCGGGCTGTTGTTCAGGGTTAAGGTCGCTGTAGCTATGCACAGCAAGCCTAGAAAAAATCTCTTCACGGGATGAACCTCTCGATAAAAAGCCAGGGCAAGTAGACCTGCCCTGGCTTAGGTTACTGCTTAGTCAGGGCTAAATTAATCGGCCATCGCGATAAACTTAAACGCAAAAGGATTGAACGCCTTAACTCCAGTGCCTACCTTAACGCCGACAGATACGCGAGTAATGACCTCAAACGGATTGGTTTTAGGTTTGCGCATTGCCAACCCTACCGTATAGCCATCGAGTTTGCCTATACTTTTGGGCGGGATCTGCAACATTACCACTTCGTCATCCAAAGACCCGTCACCCCCGGCGATGAATTTTGCCATAACCATTTTGTAAATCTTGCGCTCATAAGGTATGCCGCGAGATTTCCAATCCTGGAAAAAATCCACCAAAGGTTTTCTTTCGTCACCGTTTTGATGCAAGTCATCGTCAGAGTACACAACCTCGGGATCCTTGCCTCTGTCTGCCGGCGTGCCGATGTAAACGAACTGCTTGCGCTCGGCAATCATGTGGCAAGAGAATTCAGTTCCCAATGTGCTGCCGTCAGAGACTTGGAATTTCTCGTCCTCAAGTTTAACCAACGGGAACGACGTGAAGTCCAACTGCAAATCTGTAAACCCGTGTTCAGCCAGGTAGGCCATCGGGTCTTCAAATTTTGACGCAACGGCGACCGACGTTTGCTGCGTCTCGGCCAGGTCTTGCGCGGGTTGCTGTTGGATTTCTTGGATAACTTCGTCAGCGACTTCTGCGATAACTTCAGTAGCTTCGTCGATAACTTCGTCAGCAACTTCTGCGATAACTTCAGTAGCTTCGTCGATAACTTCGACTTCGGCGACTTCGACAACTTCTGCTATTTTTTCTGGCGCTACGACAGCCGTATCGGCAGTGGCAGTGGCAGCAGCTGCAGCTGCAGCCAAATCAACGATGTTGTTTTCTTCTTCTTTAGGCATAGCCATGGTGTTACCTCATTTTCATTTTAAAGTTAATTTACATTTTCATTTTTAGTAGCCTGTACTCACTGAGTACAGGCTGTCCCCAACTCAAGCTAAGTCTGAGTTGAGCTTCGCTCCCGCCTTAAACACCGCAGTGGTCTTGGCTGGGATATCGATACGTTCGCCGGTAGCAGGGTTCCTGCCGGCTCTCGCTTTCGATTCTCTCACTTTGAAAGTGCCGAAGCCTTTCAAAGCTACTTCGTTGCCTGCTTTAAGCTCCTCGGCAACAACGGTTACCAAGGTCTCCACAACGTCTGTTGCAGAGGCCTTGGTAATTCCGCACGATGTAGCTATTTTTGTTACAAGTTCTGCTTTGTTCATTGTCTTTCCATTAAAGTCTTTACGAGAGTAAGACTTTAGCACAGACATTGCTATAGGTAAAGTGATTCTAATAAAACTTTTTTATCCTGCATTATATACGAAGTTTCCTTACTCCTGCCTAGCGCTGAGTCCACTAATCGGTCCATCCAGGTTCTCTCGAATCTGAACAGCCAGGCCTTTACAGGGTTGACTTGCCCCTCTCTCTGCACGCGCCCTAGTCCCTGCTCAAAACTGGAAGGCGTGCCTTCCGGTTCGAAAAAAATAACGTCGCTGCAAACGTGTTGCAGGTTAAACCCTGCGCCGCCTGATTTGTAATTGGCTATCGCCGCCCGGCAAGTAACGTCAGTCTGGAACTTGATAACTTCCTCCCTGCAGTTGGAGTCACCGTAGATCAACGCAGGGTTGTCGAACAGTTTGGCAAGCTTGCGAACCGTTGACCGGTAGACACAAAATATGAGTACCTTCCGCTCTCGGGTATTAATCGATTCCAGTATGGCTTTCAATGAGGCTATAGGCGCGTCGTCTATCACCTTATCGGTAAAATGCTCCATGTTGGTTATGATCTGCAAGGCGTACTGTCGTAACGCTGACATGTTGTCCGCCACAAACACCTGATCGCCCAGCTGCAGGATTCTTTCGGTGAGAAGCTTTTTGTACAGAACGTAGTGTTCAGGCTCCAGTAAAACTCTCTGCTCGATGATGGTAGGCTCTTCCAAGGACAACACGTCACGCTGCCTGCGCCGGACGGCGAACTCATTCATATCCATCATTAACGGTTCCCTGGATTGGTAGTCCACAATCTTGTCGAACGGCAAGAACTGGTTGTCGGCGTAGACGATGAACTGCCTTTTGAAATATTCCAGGTTGGGATATTTTTTAGGCTGACGCAGTTTGATGTGGGCGTAGGCATCCAACAGATCCGCGGTGATGGGCGTCGCCGTCATCTCATGGAAGTCGAAGTCCAGGTTAAACACAGCTCGGTAAGCCACAGCGAAGTTGTTGGTGCTTGCACCTTTCAAGGCATGCGCCTCGTCGCACACCAAAACATTGAAGTGGCGCAGGCCGAACAGATACCGAGCCAGTCGGGCGAACATCTGATAGCTCATGAACGCCACGTCAGGCAAGTGCCCAGCGTCCCAGTGGTCCAGCATATTGTCACGCTTACCTTTCGGTATCGACACATTGACCATCTTGAACGGCATGTCCGTAACGATGCGATTGAACTCCGTGATGTATTGGTGAATCAGCGGCGGCGGCATGACTACCAGCACTTTCTTGCCTGAATACAGCTTGTGTGCAATGTACAAGAACGATACCAGACTCTTACCGGTGCCCACCTCTGAGAAGTTGGCGCTTCGTTTCCAAGGCAGAATCTTACCAAGGTCCTCCAGTTGATGTGGCTTGGGAGTTTGCAGGCATTGGCTGGCGCCGCAGTCGATCGGCACACAGGCGTCTTCGAATATTTTGTTTAGGAGTATCACACAGGCCGCCACAAGCATTCCGTGGAGAGAATGTGCCGACCGTCATCCAACTTGATTATCATAAGACCTGGCTTTTCCGTATCCTCTCTAACAACAATACCTAACAGCGTCTCCATGGTGTCCTCGAAGCTGACCGCTACCTTGCTGTTGTAATATTCTTTTTGCAGCTTTCTTTTATTCGGTTTTTTCATGGTGTTTCCTTTAGCAATACTTTAATACGGCGATCGTGCAACTCAGCCAACTTCTCCTTGCCTACCTTCAACCGGCGCTCTTCGCTAAACATCAGCTCAGGGTAGCAGCAGCTAAAATCAACACAGCATTCGTTATTACGGTGTTCCGGCTTTCCGTTCATCCACAGTAACGTTTGCTGGATGCAGTTGTCGATGTAGCTTAATTGCAAGTAGGCAGGGGTCACCACGCCCTCAGTACAACTTCGACCCCACAGTTAGGGCAATCAATCCACTCCCGACCGTCCGACCCTCCAGAGTAATCTCTTCCGTGGTAGGACTGAACTTCACTGGGTGTGTACTCTAATCGCTTGGCGCAGTTCCTACACACCACCTGTTTCACTGCTTCCGGCGCATCGCCGACAATCTTTACCATTTGTGTTTACCTCTCCGGAGTTTCCACTTTATCAACATCGCCTTTCTGACCACAGTGAGGGCAGGTTAAGGCCAAAGTCACCAGCCAATCCCTTACTGACCACCATTTTCGACAAACACCGCACTGGAAGTGGTGCAAGATTTCTATGGTGTGTTTATGGCTGACCATTGGCTACACCCTCGTCCGATTCTTCAGATACCTCTCATACCTTCTTGGGTCGTCGAAAGTGGGACGGTTATACCACCACTCCTGAAACGTTATACCGATGTTGGGCATGATTGGATTGGTTAGCCACAGGTAGTAAAACCCACCCACGAAAACTATTACTGTGCATAGTAATAAATTAATCATCGCTACCTCCAGACAGAACATCATCACGGTGAAATTGCTCAACGTCGTCAACAGTCCAGAATTTAATCGGATAATTTTCATTGAGCCAGCCGCCTATCAAAGCCTTCAGCTCGTCCTTCTTAACCGTGTCTTTGGCCAAATCTTCAAGCCAGTCTTCGGATACTTCGCCGCACTCGTCGCCGGCTGCTTCTTGAAGTTCCTCTATGAAGCTGAGAATATTAACAAAGTCTACCGGCGTAACTTCTATGTTGCGGCCAACCCACACAGACTCTGCCGACGGATCATTGGCAAAACCCGACATAGCGGCGTCCTCAGGCGTGGGGTGGGACTCTTGATAAAACTCCTCGTTGTGGCTGTAGCTGTATTTTTCGTTACTCATGCGGGCCTCCGTCATCAAGCATGCCGTTTCGGCGGGATAGTTTCATGTATTCCTGGACTCTCTTGCGTTTAACGTCCCGGATAAAGGGGTTTCCAGGCTTAGATAGGCCTTCCGATTGCCTGAGCATATCCATTATTGCCTGGGCCTCAGTGAATTCCTGGACAATGTCCTCGGCGTTGGTGGTTTTGTCTTTACGGTATTCCATTCCAAACCGAATAGCCTTACACGCGCTTTGTATAACCTCAGTGCACTCTTCGATAAGACACACCAAAAGGTAAACCGATCTACTTTTTATCATCTTTCGGTCTCCGTTCTTCATGCCCGCACTTATCGCACCAGTACAGATCCCATGGTGCAGTCGTTGCCAGACTTTTAAAATTATGTTCGCCGCCGTTCAAGCATTCGGCCTTGCTAAGCTCATAAAAAAAGCTTATTGAAGTTGTATAGGCGAATGTCTTATCACAGCTATCACAGGTTTGCTCGTGAATAGAGCTTTCGTCATAACCGTAACCGTCGTCGTGATTTATTTCAATATCAACCCCGCAGTACGGACACGCACCGTCAGCGCTCACAATTCACCTCGTATGTATTCCTCGTAGTCAGATTTATCCTTGGCCTTTTTGTAGTACGCCATAATGTCTGAAACCTTGGCAGGTATTATGAAACCCAGCTCCAGGTATGCCGATATGCGCCTGGCATACCTTTTCCGAGCCTTTCGGTTGGTCTTGGTATTTTTAGACCGTTTCTGCTGTCGGCTTAAATTTTTAAACCTGATGCCTTCAAAGACCTTTAACAAAAATAGTTTTTTAGACATGTGAGCCCCCTTAAAAAGTTACTCTAGCATCTTCAGAAATTTCAAATGTCTGAAGACATTCGTCGCAAGTGCAGGATGTGCCTCTGGGATCGCCAGTGAAACCGTCCAGCGTAGCCTCGCAGTAAGGGCAATCGACTGATGCCATTCCCACTGCTATTGCTGAGCAGGTTAACGCCGGTGGAACATACATTGCCCTACCCGTAGCGTTGGCCGCTTTGACGAGCAGTCTCGATAAACTTAGGTCTATGATGATACTGTTCCTGTCTAATACCGAAACCATGTGGTGATTTGCTGCAACCTGCGCTTCAAGTGCTTTCTTCAAAAGTTCTGTTTGGTTTTCCATCTTTAAACCCCCACTAATGTTGTGCTAAGAGGACTTTCAGGCGTACCGACTGAAAGTCTGCGTTATCTATCATGTAAATTCCTCACGTAAACATTTGAATAGGAATATTAACCGCCGACATGGCCACCATGTCGAGTTCCAGTACGCCGCGGCCATTGGTTGGCATGTGTGGCGGGATAGTGTCTTCTGATACAAAGTACCGCAAGCCTTTGGCGGATTTAATAAAGGCATCGGAAGTCTTCAGGCCCAGCGGATCGCCGGATCCATTCTTGAACCGTTGCAGGATTGGGTAAATAACAAGAATGTCCAGGAACAATCGATCGCCTTGTACCATGTAATGCCTGCCGGGTTCTATCTTGTGGGTGGTGTTGGTGTCGTTTGAACAGTATGCCAACAACGCTATGTCTTTCAATACCTTATCCACTTCGTTGACACTTGAGTCTTTAACGATAACGCCTACGTTTGTTTCTAAGTATTGTAAGAAATTTTTCCGACACATCTTCAGGTCTTCTATGTTGTCCTCTAACAGACCTCTAGCGGGTAGTCTTTTTAACGCCCAGTCATACCCCATGAGGATAACTTTGTAACCAAACTTCAGTCGCTCAGGTAGGCTGGACATTTCAACGTTGTCTGGCAGGCTAATGCCGCTCAGCATTGCGTCAACCTCTCTCATAGGTGTGTGCATGGCCTCGTAAACCAGAGCTTTTGCTATTCCTGTCAGATCGTCTGCTCGTGGTGACAGCTTATAAAAAGCATGGCTACCATAATTGTGCCCTGATGGTTCGAATGTGACCAGAACCGCCCGCTGTAGCAAAGCCGGAGTCGATATAGGTTCTTCAGACAAGGTGACGATGGGCGCCGTTATTTTCCATTCGACGACCGATACGTTAGCGCCGTTCCTATTACCGCCGCCAAGCCTGCCTTTCGGTATAATTTGAGAATCGAAGCCTGCCTTTAAAAGCTCTGTAAGGTAGGCGTACTGCGCCTTGTTTAAGGATTTTGGATTCAGCTCGTTAATAACTCTGGGGACTGTAGCCGAATTAGTAAGGCTTAACTGAAAGGGTAGATTGGTGGACGTAGGCGCTTCCAGCGTCATTAAAGCCTCGTTACCAGTAAGCCCCGACAATCTCTGAAACAAAGCAATACCTTTATTTTTACCTGACCCGGCAATACCCGATATGCAAAGCAACGGGTGCATTCCGTACAGAAGCCCGGTGTGAGTTTTAAGATGCGCTGCTAAATACCAGCCAAGCACTTGAGATATTACCTTCTCGGAATTTACTCGCATCAGTAAGCTAAAAGCTTCATTGGCTTCGTCTGTTATTGGGTCACCGAATTCTGTTTTTCCGTAACGAAGCGATGGGGCCGCGCTAACGGAAGCCTCCAGTAAATGCGTATCCAGTTGCCCTAAGCTGGATATACTAAAATCAGGTTCGATATAAAAGAATATTCCCTTGTGTGTTTCATCCCGCACGTCTGGCGATCCTGACTTCCTTCTGTAGTGAATCCCTACTTTCGAGCACTTTGCCACTTTCCTTACCTCCGAAACCCCTGTCAAGGTGTCTCTTGCCAATGTTAATCTCAGCCGGGCAACGTCATTATCATTTCCGAATAACGCCACGCCGTCGAGTCCTATGATCTCTTTCTTAAATTCTTGCTTGCTGACCCAGGCGTTTTCACTGAAGCTTGGAATGGTGTAAGTCACCCCTTTCTGCGGCGACATGATCTTCACCACGGAAGCCTCGACACGCCCTGAGTCTTCATTTATAACGGCAGCTTCCCTGGACATGACAAACGACGTTATCGCTTTTTCAAAGTCAGGATCGCTGTAATACTGCCCCATGTGGCGGTACACAAACAAAGTGTCCAAGTTTCCAGTGCTCACTGATCCATCAGCGACTTCTGCCTTTACAGGGCAGTTAGCGCAGGGATGCGTCGATACCACACTCAACATGCCGGCGCAGGAAAATCCGTACTTAGAGGCGTACTTCCTGACGTATGAGTGCATGCCCTGCAGATGCCTTTTTCGTTCCGATGCTGTGTGGTACTTCTTGCTGGTTGTGTTGTCGGCGATCCTGGCTTGCAGGGATTCCAACCGCCCGGGCTCGTACCCGCTCCTCACTGTAAAGCAACCAACGTTCAACGCCGCTCTATTGAACGACGTGTTGTCACGCTCCTTTCCTGATGCCAGGTCGTCCATACAAGGCGGCAAACTGCCTTTAAGCTTGGCAAACATTTCGTCCGTCAAGGCTTCGCCTTTGTAAGGCTCTATCGCCTTGGCGCTTCGGTACATATCAAACAGGACAGACAATCCTGTTGCTTTTATCTTGGGTGGGTTTCCCCAGACCGTATCCCTGGGCCGGCTGACCATGTCTTTGTACTTATCCGGCGTCAGGGATAAAAGTTCCTCGACTGAGACCCTGACTTTGTAGGCTTTATCTGGCCTCAGAGCATTCGGCGGTCTGAACATCCGACCTTTTCCGAAAGAATAAATAACCAGGTCAATGCCGGGAACATACAGATCCATGGCAACCCTCTCATAAATTTTCGGTAAATTTTTCAGCGGCCTTCCTGAGCTGAATACCGTCGGGTCCACAAATACGTGGCAACCCTTTGACCCTGACAGGTGTATCTCGATATCGCCATCCGCAACATCGAGTTGTTTCAGTTTATCGACCAGCTCTCGGGTCGATATTAAAGCTCTCTCAATATCCAGGTTATCGATATCGAAATACAAGCCCCCCTGGTAGCTTATGTCTCCTGAATCCAAAACATCTGGGTCCCCTGACAGAGCCAGGATAGTCACCCTGGCTGCATTTAGTTCAACTGCCAGCCTCCAGGGGTGCATTGGGGTTGCGTCGCTGGCGATTCTCCATTCCGACATATCGGAGCTTTGCCAATATCTGTACATGGAGAACTCCTTAAAGAATAGCTTGCATTACGGTACTGGCATTAACCGACCCCATTACCTTAGCCAAGGCGTCAGACACAGGCACTGTTCGAACGGTACAAAGCTTGAGTGCTTGTCTGCATAATTCCGCATCGTCGCGCCTGCCTATTGATTGAAAATATTCCATGTACATTGCTACCGCCGATGGCCTGTAGTGCGCTACAACCGTCGGGGGCTGCTTCTGAACAAGGGTTATTACTTTTGCCATACCGACACCTCTAAATTTTCCAAGGCGCTTTTGATAGTTACTTCCAGTTCTTTAAGAGTTCCGTTGTTAAATACATACACGTCTCCATCGCCGTGTTTTATACCCGCTTCAGAGGCATGTTTAGCCATACCTCCAGCAAGGCCGGCTTGATACCTGTTTATGTGAATAATTCCACCGCCCTCACTTCTTATCCAGTCTGCCTCGTCGTCGAATCGGACGTCGGAAAATACCACGGATTCCTCTGTTCGGAGGTATTGCCGGTACGACCGCTTAATCCAAAATTCAGGGTCCAGGTTATTTCTGATTAAATCCGTTCCCAGGAATTGCAGTATTTCCCTTGGCGACAAATGCCAATACGGGTCGGGTTTCTCTCGGTCGCCCTCGTCGAAACTGCTGCGCGGCATGTCGAACAAAACAGCGGCTGCATCTTTTAGTGGGTTGGCAAATGCCATTTGAATAAAACTGTGCTGCTGGCACAAGATGCCGGCAACGGTATCTTTTCCTGATCGGGCTATTCCGGTCAGGCCTATGAGTCTTTTCGCCATTTTATCTCCTTGATGTTTATGATTTATTTTTCTTCCGGTAACGGTATGAACGCTTGAGCCAACAAGACTTCATGCCGAACCCTACCCTCTTTAATTGACTCTCCTAACTTATCCTGGTCGATTACCAGACCCCAACCGTGCTTCCAGACGTGAGTGATAATGGCCGACTTGCCTACGAATTTTTCCGGTATGAACAATTTTTTCATTGTGGTTGGGTCGCATATACTAATCTACTTGGGGTCATCTTAACCAGTGTCGCTGACGTTACTGGTGCAAACCCTACGGCTTTTACAAAGGACGTAAACTTGTAGGGATTATAAGCAATAACTTCCCAGTTACTTGGCAAAGGCGCGTCGTCATCTACTACATAACCTTCAACACCGGCATGAACGTTCTTTCTGCTCTCTCTAAGTACGCGTTGACGTCCGGCTTCTGAAACTTTTAACAGGCAATCTCTCAACAGAACCGACTTTCGGTGAGCTATTACCTTGCCCCTTTCTGGGCCTGAAGCTGCTCTTAAACTCCAGCATTTTTTGTGTAGGTTCCAATAAACAAAAACCTTTATGTTTGACATAATTTATCCCTCCCAGGTACAAGTTGACCCGGTGTATTTAATAAATCGGGCTGCTTTTACTAGCTTACTTTTCGGCGTCGGAGGTAGGCCGACATCGGCTTCGAAAGCTTCGTAAGAAATAACCCAGTCGAGGTTCGCTACTTTTAAAAACTCCACTCTGTGAACCAGCCTGTTCCACTCTGAAAAACAACGGGTTTGAAGCTGCTGTGTGTGCGGAACCTCTGGAATTACCAAGATATGTTCAGGCGGTTTTCGCCGGCGAATCTCCCTGCACTCAGCTCTCAAGGTTTTTATATGCGCAGTAACCTGCCCGTCTATGTCGATGTACGGGGGTCCTTCGTTCTTTCTTTTGGTTGCCCGCTCTAGTCGAGCGATAAGACTTTTGGAGGTTACTCCGTTAACCATAGGAAAACGCCCTTGTAACGTTTGTTACCGTCGAATACCGTAGCGGATAGTTGCTTAGCTTTAAGGTTGGACTTGCGCAGGTTGGACATAATGCCTTTGGTGTAGTTGGTGGCATCGCCCTGGCCTTTGGTGAAGAACAGGCTGAATCCTTTGGGTGTCAGCCGAAGCCACTTGACCACGTTCCTTGACCATTTGTAATGCTCAGGAGCGGTCAGTCTTTCGTGTTTGTCGTTGAATGCCGTGCGTTGGATAATTAAGGCGGGAATTTTAATGGTCAAGTCAGAGCTTACCAACTCAACCTCTATCGGTACGTTAAACAACGCCAGTATTTCCCCGGCGATCTTATTAGGTTTCCAGGCTTTTTCAGGCGCTACGATCTGGTCTCCCGGCTTCATGGTCAATAGAAGCTCTTGGGTAATGGGTGCAAAGTTCATTGGTGTTTCCTATAACTGGTATGTGGCAAAGTTATTTATATTACCTCAATATTGGGTTTTGTGACAGTAATTTATTGCCGGCTTCTGTACTCAGTGAGTACAGAAGCCGCAGGGCTAGAGAAGACCCATTGCTCTCGCGTTGCAGACGTTGCGTTCATAGCGGCGTTCGCGTTTTGCTTGCGCCAAATTCTTCAACGACTCTACCGTTGCCGCACTTCTATTTGCTTTGGCTGAGCCCATAAGGTCATTGTCGCCGAAATAATAATTCGACATTACAGATGGCAGCATGAAGGCCATAAAAGAACTCAGGATACTGAGCTGGTTCATAGCATTTGTGTTTCTTTGCGAGGCCTTGTAAATCTTGGCTTGCTCAGGAGTAAGAACTACTTGCTTTTTGGGTTTTCTATTCATTTGTGTCATGTTTAAGCTCCAGGTTGGTTTTGAATTCTTCGTACATTGCAGGGTGCATGATAAGACCCTCTCGGGTCTCGTACACGGTTCGCATGGGTTTGGACGATATAACGCTGATCTCTTTTGTTTTAACCCACGGTTTAAAAGACAGAAATCTTTCAAGCCAGGGTATTTTTACAGTAATTTTTGTTTCTACAGGTTCCTCAAGAAAGGGGTTTAAGTAAATTCGCTTGCCTTGAAGAGTTTGTAAAATATTGACTTCATTGACCATCTTTCAAATCCTCCAAGGTTTTTGTTAAAGCTTCGATTAAAGGCTCCGGGTCTTGATCTACCGCCAGTAAATCCCAAGGGCCGGGATCACCTCCTGGACATACCCAGCTATCTGTAGCGCACGGTCTGCCTAGATGTTCCCTAAGTGGGCAGTCTCTGCATTGCTTTTTAACAGCCGTACAGAGAGGGTCAAACACACTTCGCAAAGCAGGGATAAAGTCGGCTGGACCCGTACCTACCAAGCTACATCTTCTTTGTATAAGTCCATGCTTTATTAAGTTTTCCTTGCGGAAACCTTTGAAAAAGGCCAGAGACGCCGCTGTAGCTTCAATTACATCGGCGCCTTCGCCAGGCATTTCAGGCAAAAATTCTTTCAGCCAAGTCTCTGTGGTCATCCCAGGTCGAACTCCCACTTGTCTTCGTAGTTTGCGAAAAGGCTGCGGTAGCCAAGCTTTTTCGCGAGTTCTTGGAGTTCGCCGTAGTATGGGTGATCTCCCCGGCAGAAGAATCCCGCGCCGTGGCCATTCCTTGAAAGCCAAATATCACCGCCGCACAGATTATCGTAAATGCTTTGGTCGAACGACGGCAAGGCTTTGGCGTCTTTCAGGAATTTAGCGCAGACGCTTTTAACTTCTTCGAAAGCATCTACGGAAAATTCCTTGCTGTTTACGCCCTCTGGTTTGTCAGCCCACTCTGCTGTTTCCAGATAACTGGCCACAGCCAGGATAAGTTTTACGTCCACGTTACACCTCCAGTTTATGAAAGTTATCTTGTTTGTAACCCACGCCGTGGACAGGAATTACAATATCTTTCCTGTTAGGGTTTCGGTTACCGTTGCAAAGTCCGCACATTTGGCAGGTCACTTTCGGGTAGGGGCAAAACATTTCGCCAGCGACTTTTTCGTGGCCGATACGGTACGTCCTGAATCCCATATCTTTGGCTTGCTCACGTTCTTCGAGAGTGAACACAGATGCCATGCAAATGTCTTTAAAATCTTGGCCGACGTTGTGACGCCATTGCCGCGTGTACCCCAAGTTACGCTTATCGACAAACATTTCTAGCTTGTCTCTAGGAATAGCCGCGGGATCTCCGTAAGCTCCCAGACGGGTCTGTGCCGGCCAGTAACCGCCTACCCAAGGTTGGGTCTTAGACCGGGCGATCGCATTGGGCCCCATCCGTACAGTGTTAACGTAACAGATGCCGCCACGTAATTCGCAGTCGCCGCAAACGCCCTCGTCTTCTCCGCTTTTAACGGCAGCTGAAGGCATTGTCGTCTGCGGGATAATCCAGAGTTGTGAGATTGGCCCTGTCTTGGTGTTAGCAGACGTCGGCGCAACGACAGCTTTTATCAAGTGCGTTCCTGTCAGCATGCTAAGACCTGAATAAATTATATGGTTCATGAACCCTCCGACGGAAAAGTTAGAAATACCGCAGTGGCTAGAAATCTGTCCTGCATAGGGCGCCACTCTGCGGTGTCGATGGTTTTAGGGGTGGATAGGTATTCAACTGCCTCGTCTGGCGTGTAGCCCTCAAACTTGGTCAGGTAGTGCGCCAGGCAGGTTTTAAAGTAGATGGCGTTTCTTACATCCAAATCGTCGGCTAACAACACTACATCTGCCACATTCTCTTGAGGCATTTTATATGCCTTTATCAGGAACTGGGCGAGTCCTGACGGGACTTTACTAATTTGAATTGCTTCAGGCATTTTTGTATCCTTTTGAAAAATTGGGTAAGTGAGAAGGCAACCCGCGCCCCGGACCTGTAATCGTGAGAACAGGCGGACGAGGCAGTACGGGTCCCTTTCCTCGGGGGTTATACATCACCAGCCACTATCCCGATAACCGCTGGTCTGACACATCCCCTGTTAAGGGAACCGGCCAGCTCGGTGGAAGTTTTATAATAAATTTATTATCTCTGCTTTGGGGTAGTGGTATTTACCCATCCACTCGCAACTTTCTGGATACTCGGCAGGAAAATTTTCATGAAAATCTTTTTCAAACAACTCTGCGGCACCTTGTTCGGTTGCGGTCGGGTTTGTAAGTCGATACCAATTTCCATTCTGTTTTCCGCTGTAATAGTGGTGTATTTGGGTGTCGCTAAACGACATAACGGTTTCTTTTACTTCAAGAATTTCCTTGTCGCCTTTCTTGTAAAGCTTTCGTTTCAGTGCCATAAATCCTCCAGATGTTCCACATGGAACATTGCCTGTACTCAGTGAGTACAGACTTTTAATAACAATGTTTCAGTCGGTATGTGAAACGTGTATCGACTGTGTCCGTTCCTGAGACGTCGTTTGATCTTGTCTACAACTTGGTAGCCGTTGGGATACCCGCAGGCATACCAACGGCCTTTGTGAAGAGAGCCGACATAAACCATCATGCCGACTTCGACCTCTTCCCAGCTAACCCACCTGAACCCGTTAGGTACAGGCAATTCGCTCAAGCTGCTCAAGCTGCTTTTCACTGACGGTGCATTCAGTTCCGAATTTTTCAAAGCGCTCCTCCATGTCCGAGACAAAGTTAATGTCCCATTCTTTGGACGCGTTGTTTAGGGCGGTTTCCAGGGTATCCTTAAATCCTGGAATATCTTTTACTCTTGGCATCGGTATCTCTCTGAGTTAAGCGGTCAACAACTCGAACGCTTTGTTTTTTAAAGTTTCCCCAATACCGAACCAGGCTGAGCTGAGTCTGGTTTTTTCAGAGCCGCGTTCATGATCGACGTTTTGCGTGATGACGTTCATCATGCGCCACCTGGTAAAGCCGCCGTCAATGTCGCTTCCGATCAAACCTTTGCCATGGTACAGGTCCAGGATGTTTGAATAGCCTGCCAACGCTCTCAAGTCTTTCTCTTCAGTAATGCTGGGCCTCATGTGCGCCATCATCTTCAAAGCAAAGTTTTCCGCTTCGGCTTCAACCAGTGGTGTTGCCGCCATTTCCTTAACTTTTTCCATCCAGCGTTGGTAGACTTCCGTGACAATGCCAAGCTCGTCTCGCATTTTATCCGCGCTGAATTGCATGTTATGGGGCACCTTAACCTGGTGTCCGCCTTCGCGCAGCGACATTGTCAGCGTATTGTTGCAGACGACCCGCACCGATGTAAACCGGGCCAGTGTGGCCATAGTTCCATCGAAAGAAGTGGCCATCAACACGTAAGGCTTTACAACGTCCTGACCGATAACAGGGGCGCCGTCGCTGACCTTGGCCAGGCCCCATACCCGTCTCCCGCCGTCCAGTACGCCGGCCACTTCCAGGTCAAAGCCGCCAAGTTTGCACAGCTCGTCAAAAAAGTTGAGAACCTGGCTGGGCTGCACCAATTTGTAATCCTTAGACACGATGGACAGCGGTGCGTTATTGTCGCTACGGTACAGCGCTTTCCTGGCCGGGAATTGAATGGCGTCCGTCTTGTTGGCCATGTAATAAACATCGCTTTCCAGTACGTCGAAATCCATGCCGGACTCGACTCGCCAGGTTTCGATAGGCTGGCCGGGCGTCAGGAGTTGACCTGATTTGTGCCAAGGGGTTTGTCCGACGTAAGCGATAGACGCCTTGCCGTTTTTTGAATCTAATAAACTTGCCATGATGATCTACTCCGTAAAATATTAATGAAATTAAGAATTGGATGCGACAGCAACCGATACCTAAAGCGTAAGGAGGGGCGCAAATGGGTAACGCCGTATAAACGCTCTAGCAAGCCAATGGGATACCGGTCCTGCGGCCTCGGGGGTTGTTTCGATCCAAGTCACTCGCCCGAAATACACTTGTCCGCCCTTATTAACCTCAGCGGCTGAGGTAGCACTGTTATCTGTTAAGTAGTTTCTTTTTAACTTTCTGTTTGTATGCAAACACGTCCAAAGTACAGTTACCTCCAAAGCTAACCCTGTCTCGCGCACCTGACTCTATCAGGTCGGCTGCTTCTTTGCAGTAATCCAGAAAATATTGCCCCGCTTCAATGTCGGTTTTCTTTCGTTCTTGAATAACTACCGAAACACCGGTAACCTCGTTAATGCAGGATACTTTGTAATTTTTAACCGCCAGTATCTTAGCGGTCCTTAAGGCATGTAACCCGGCTTGTCTTTCCAGATTCAGCTGTAGGCAGTCATCAGTAACTACCCCGTTTATCTCTAGGGTAAGGTCGCCATCGTCCAGGTCTATGTCGATACTGATGAGATCAGTCATTTCGCAAGCACCATCTTAAGCCGGCGACTGCCGCGGACTTCGTCGAAGGCCTTTGTCATTTCGGTTTGGTTGAAGACTTCCCGGCACCGGGTAACCGCAGGAGACAGCACTGACTCGTCGCCACCTGCCATTTTCAGCAAGGTCATCACGCCGACCTTGCAGACCAGGTTCTTGCCTGGTGCCGAATAGAACACCTGAGACTTCTTGCCTTTCAGCACGACTTCATCGTCGCTGGTATCCTCAGCGGCCAGTGCCGCTATTTTCTTTTTCATTGCATCGTACAGCTTCACATCTTTCTCGATCTTGTTGTGCAGTTCAGCGAACGTATCGATCAATGTGATTCTTGCAACTTCTTCTTTGGTCTTTGCCATGATAATTACTCCGGTTGTTTAAGGTAAGGTTCTTCTTTTCCGTCGGGATGTACGATAACCACGCCGCGAAGCCAGTGCCTGTTTCTAACCCAGTTCCTGATTTGTTGGCGAGTCTCAAACGACCCGTTGTAGAAAATTTTTCTGGGTCTGGGATACGATCCCTGCCAGTACAGTTTGAATGCCATTACTGAGCGTCGTCAGTAATGTAGTAAAGCACGGTTTCCCGTATCTTGCCCTTGCGATCGTTGTCGCAATTCATTCCGCAAACCTGAACTTGCGGTCCGTGAAACGTGGGACGAATGAAAACAGAGTGTGTGGTTCTCAAGCCGTTCTCAAGGTAGTCAACTGACAGCTCAATCAGCTGGTCGGTGGCTACAGTAAGCCGGTGACTTAAGGCCAACTGCTTCGCCAGCTGTGCCAACATTGTTCCGGCGGTTATTTTTTCCGACTGTGATGCGTCGTAACGAATCGACGTGTTCCAGGCGTCAATCAACGCCGCTGCGGTAGTTGCCATAAGGCCTCCAAAAAGATGTGTTATTGTAAATTACACTTGGCATTATGTCAAGTGGTGAAGAGAGGGGCCGGGGTCTGTGTTGCTGTATTTTCCAACTGCGCTGAACGTATAGCTTAACCCTGATTCAGGAAAATTTACCGCGACAGGGTATGCTTCGTTAGCGCATATCTCTTCGACTACGCCGTTTAAAGACTTTAATCCCGTATCCCTTACGTAGGTCGGTATGTTAACGTGGAGTATGTTTTCATCGAGGACCCAAACAACTTTATCTCCCACTTTAAACCTACGGTTACCTAAAAACTCTCTAGCGGCTTTCACCGCGGATTCGGCTTCCTCGCAGATAAACCAGCCGCCGTCTTTGTCGGGTTGGATAGCGTTTAGAAGATTCCGTAAAACGTCAGCAGGCGAGGACTCGACTTCCTTCAGGTCTACTGTAAAAGTTACGTCCGCTTCGGTGTCTAAGACTTCGAACACAAGCGCAGTGCTTTCGGGGTCTCGCTGTATTTCCAAAGCCGATTCAGCCGCTTCTGTCGGAGACTCGGCGTCCAGGGAAATTTCCCAGGTGACGCGATATTCTTTGGTCATAACTTACTCCTGCTCTAAAATTTTGGTAATTGCCCTGGTAAGCCGGGTTGTTTCTGACATACCCTATGCCTCCATTACCCGGTCCAGCGATATTTCCACTGGGTTTTGGTTGAGTATGCCGCCTGCGCTGAGAGCTGACAAAACCAGGTCTTTGTTGTGATCGGTAAAGGCTTCTTCAACCATTTTGGTGACCGATATAACGTTAGCCCAGGGCGGGAATTTCGATTTATCGAACTCGTAGTACAGCGTTACCGTAACGGCGACTGTGTAGGGTTTTGACTTGGGTGCGATAACTTTGTCATACAAGTCTCCAGCTGCGGCCAAATCTTCTGGATTTATTTCATCTGCTTCTGACATAACTTTCTCCTGGTTATGTCCTGTACTCAGTGAGTACAGGCCGTGGGTTAATTATTTAGGCTGTTGGGCGACAACAATATTGAGTTTAGCTAAAACCTCGGATAAGGTTGTGGCCGTAGTTGTGTGCAATTCCTGGGAGATATTTTTAGCTATTCCCCGTTCTGCTTCGGTAATAATCGATATTGCCATGCGGTCTCTTTCACACGCCTTTTCATAATCGTGTAAGTCCACACGTTGCACAATCCACTTCAGCTCGAAGCCGGTAATTTCAGGTTCTTCGTCAACTTGAACCACTTCAACGCAGGCAGGGCTGTTGTTCGCGATGACGACCACGAAGTCGCCTTCTTTCAATAGGCCGATCGGCGCCTTGTAAGTCATGACGCTGGTCGATGATTTGAATTTAACTTTTACTGTGGTGTAGCCTTCTTGAAGCAAGGTCAGGATTTGGCGTAAGTTGTTTTTGCTCATGTTCTTTTTCTCGGGTTGGTTTGACGGTACTTGAAAAGCTTCTGCTGTTATTTTGTTTACTACCTCTATAAATTCTTTGTACTGGTTAATGGCAAAAGACTCGGCGGTTTCTCTGTTATTGAAAAAGTGCGTATTTTGGTAACACATTGAGTCTCCGCAATAAAGACAGTATTCCTTTGCCTGGTTTTGTTCTACTCTGAGAAAGTTGTGACGGCACACCGGGCAGCCTACTCTTGCCATTCTGCCGTCAGGCAGCTTGAACAGGTCATTGCTCATTTTCACTCTCCTTCTTCAAAAGAAATTCCAACGCCTCGTTACCCTCTTGTTGGGCGTGCTCTTCTCCGATAAACCCGTAGCAACCTTCGACGAATTCGTCGTTGTCATAGATCTCATAGCCGTAAGTTTCGCCATTCATCCATAACCCGAATTCTTTAACTTCGGATTTAAGGCAGTCTACGACCTGCCTTAAAGCTGCCGGAGTCAGTTTCTTTTTACCCAACATATCGGCAACAATTTCCCGAGTGGTATAAATGAAACCCAGCTGCCCTGAGTCCCAGCTGTCGTTGAACGGCGTGGTTCGCAATGCAGTACCGCTGTGGTCATACATATAAACAGGAAGAATGGCACAGGCTTTATGCTTTTTTACCAGGTGTTGCTGCATTTCCTCCCAACCATTAAAGTCGCCAGACTTTATTCGGGGGTCAGTTTCATTGGGCACAGTGTGGCGGCTGTTAAACAAGGCCATTCTGCCGACGTTGCAGTCAAAGCTGCGAGGGCTTTCACAGTCTTCATCGGGTACTATTTCTAATTTTAAGGTCATTTCAGTTCCTTCTGTACTCAGCGAGTACAGGATGGGTGATAAAGACTTCCGTCTTCGTTAATTGTGATACCAAAGACACCAGGGTGGATATTCCAGGTGCCGCAGGTTTTGCATTTTTTGAGCGTGTACTGAGTCTCCTTGGAATTAAAAACTCTAAAATAAACCTCTGTTACTACGGCTTTTTCCTCCCAACCGTGTAGGCCCAGGCTACAAAGTAGGCGCTTCATGGCATTTCTGCAAGTCTGTTGAACAAATTTTTCCAGTATTCGTGCTTTTTTTCCTTTGACATGCCTGAAAGGAATCCGGATGCTCCGTCGGGTGGTGTGTCTTCCCACAAAAACAAGGCATCCAACGGCTGATGAAACCGGCGCGGATGTTCCCTGAGGAATTCCTCCACGAACTTAGCCGCTTCAGCGTCCAGTAAATTAAGCACAGCTACCAGGTTTTTACCGGTAGCCGACGTGTTGTCGATTACTGGAGGTATTTTCAAAATATCTTCGTAATCGTCTTCTTTTTCGCAGGTTTTCCAGGTGCCTGGATCGTCAGAAAAGGCCGACGTTGCGTCTTCCCAAGCTTCTTCCTCGGTGTCGCCGTCGCCTTGCAGCTCTACTGTGAATGTGTAAGTTGCCATGATTACTTTCTCCTGTCTTCTTGCATTAAAATTCCGAGGTCATTAGCCGCTTTAATTGCTTGCGCACGGCTTACCGCCCACGGGGTTATTAAATCGTTGTCGTCGGCGTCAGTTACCCGCCAGGCGGTGACCCAATGGCCGCGGCTTCTTCTGATGCGGTCTTGCTTCAAGTATCCAGGCTGGTTGGTAGGTTGTCTGATCATAGCTTCCAACACTTCGGCAAGGTCGATGTTGAGCCTTTCCAATAAATCGTGAGGACATACGGTTATAGTGTCTTCGTAAATGCCATACCCAACGGCCTTAGCAGTGCCGTTTACCGTTATCTTTACGGTAAGTTTTGGCAACTTGTTCTGGATCTCTACAAAAGGCAGTCGGCAGGTTTGATAGATTTTCAGTGCTGTAGGCAGGTCGTAACCGCCACTGAATTGGTGGACAATAATGTGGTTATCATCCTCGAAGATAACTTCAATATTAGGCAGGCTCATACAAACTCCACTTCGCCAAGGATGACTGCCAGTTCGGCGGCGTCAGTGTAGTCGTCGATAGCGTCGTTTGCCGCTGCCAGTTCTTGCTGAGCGCGATAAACAGCGTCGTTACGGTTTTTGGCTTTAACTACGGTGATGTAGGTATCTTGGCCAAAGTCTTCTGCTATGTAATCAGGATATAACAGTATTACGGTATATTCAGTTACTACCAGGTTATTAACTATGTCATAAGCCTCCTTTTGCATTTGTTTTAATTTAGTTAAGTCGTCATTACCTTCACATTGAGCGTCAGATAACATACAACCTACTGCAACTTGCAGTATTAATATAATGGCTTCTTTAATTGTCATATACTTATCCTTTCTGTACTCAGTGAGTACAGATATTAATTGTTAATAATATTAACTAATAATATTAGATAATAGTATTAGTTACCCTTCATAATCTGAGACATAACTTCCCAAACCGTAGTTGCTGCCGTTAACTTTGATGTTTAACAGCTCCCAGATACGTTCCAGTTCGTCTTGCTCTTCTTCGGAAAGCTCTTCCCGGTCAAATACAGGTACGCCATCAACATATCTCGGTTCGGTTCTGCCGTCCGGCCAGACAAACACGTACTCATTAAAATAACTGCGGTATAACAGCCCGTTACGTTTGCAGAACGGGATGACTTCCGTTATCGCAACCTGATCTCCCAGCCGGCTGACAGATTGACGGTAGGTTCCGAACAGCCCTGCAATATTGGCACTTACGCTTTCTTTTGTGTGTTTAAAGGCCATGTGTAATTTCCTCAATCAAGTGGGCGTTAACGCCGACGTTTTCTTGCCAGCACAGATACTCTTCACCGTCCGGCGTCTTGCGTATTTTGTCGGCGAACTGCGTACCCTCCACGTCAAAATCCTGGATAAAAACATCGACCAGCGGGGCGCCGTCGCTTAAAACGCCGACAACAAGGCCACCATCAAGCTGGATAACCAATCGTGGCTTGGCGGCGTTTTTTCTCAGCATTTGCTGATGCTCCCAGTAGACGTTTCTGACTGGAGTGCCAGTAATTTTGTTGAACTCGACCAGAATGGCTTGATAGTCGAGACTGACCAGCTGAGTTTTCCGTTCACCGGACGTGTACGAAAACACAACGGCGAATTTAACCGGGTCAGTGTTGTCGATACAACCGTCCTCGTCCTGACCAACAAGGCTGATGCCTTTAATTTTTTTCATTGGAATTCTCCTTGTAGTGTTTGGCAATGGACTTCAAGGCCATGTCAGAATACATTCTCAGGTCGGCCTGCTTTATGCTGGCTGGACGTTTACGGCCAGATACCACCGAGCTGGCACCATCAAGGTAAACATCGTTGAACCAGGTTTTATAACCGTCGCACGTTACTTTGTACTGGTATCCCAACTTACTGTAATCGGCCAAGGTTTCCAATTTATTAGGCGTAGCTAAGGCTTGCTCCTCTTCCCATTGTTCGGCAAAGTAATGAGTATTGCTCATGCGATCGGCCTGGGCATAGTCCAGCTTGTCCCGTTTACATAGATGCCGAAGATCAGCCAGCACGCTGGCTATTGCCGATTCATTGATTTCAGGCTCGCCAGACTCTCTGAGTAGAGAAGTCTGGTGATACTTGAGCAGTTCTTCGCCGCGGTTAGCGCGGTCTTCATTGTTTGGATCCACCACGACCTCCTGTAAAACCACGCATTTTTGCCAGAACGCCAGGCAGGTAAAGGTCGGAGACTTTGCCAAGCCAATTATTTTGCCCGCCTGTGTAATCCATGCGGCTTTCGCAGGATCGGTACATGACTCGGCTGTTGCCAAAACTTGATTCGGCGATCTGAATATAAACCTTGTCGGAATGCAGCGTTATCTCACCGCTTACCGCGATGCCGCCCATATTTGAACGCAGGTCGTATTGGGTCGGTTTGAGACCGATAAATGTTGCGTAATCTTTCAGGAGTTTCTTGGCGTTGCTGTGAAACGCTTTCTTCAACGAGGGATCGCAGTAACTCAGATTATTATCCATAATACGATCAACGATTTCGGATTGTTCAGACATTTTAAGTTCCTTCTGTACTCGCTGAGTACAGGCTATTTGAAATTGCGGGGATTATGTACAGGCAACCGCCCCAAGGGTATCTTGGCGTGCCGTTCTTCGTGGTCGATCTTCCGCTCTAGCAGCGCGAGGTTGTTGGCACCCAACTGAGCGCCTGCTTTCGACGCCACGTATTGATCAGCGGCGCTGTGGTTAGGGTGATGGGTGATGGCCCAGCCTTTGTAAGGGATTGATTTCATTCACCCTCCAGTTCAACTTGCAAAGCCTCTAGCAGGGCTTGTGTGTCGTCGCCGGTGATGGTTATGTCTAATTTTAATTTCATAAATTTACTCCTGTGTAAGGTTTTTGGCCACTTCAAGCCAGTTGACGCGCGGCTTGTAGTTTTCGAATAGATGGCTGTAGCCTTTTGGAATTTGTAAGTCATGCTATCTCCCAAGGTAATTGAACGTCCCGGGTGGTGTAATGCACTCGACAGGGTAAGGAAAATCAGCCACCCTCAATTTTTTCAGAAAAATATCAGCGGCGTCCGTGCTTATTGGTTTTTGCCAGCCAAAGCAAAAGACATTTTTACCAGCGTAGAAAATAGCGTTGTAAGCCGGCAGACCTAAAGCCGCCATACGTTTATAACCGTCGTATTTTATGTTGGACAGCCGAGTTTCTTTTTCAAAATCCTGGTTGATTTTGTTTAGGAATTTTTCCAGTTTAACGGCGTTGAGACGAGTCTGAGCCTCCAACCAACGTTGCCGGACTTGCTCAAACACTTCGGGCGGCAGTTTCCGTTTCGGGTTGGCTAACGCAGCGGGTTTCAACTGCAACAGGTTAAGATTGGATTCTTCCAAATACTCGCTGCCGAGGCAAGCCGTGCAGTATGAAATATCGGTAGGATATTTTGCTCCGCAATATCCGCAAACGTAGGTATTTTGTCTAACGTCAATCATCTCCTTAGATATGTCAAGGTAATGCCCTATCTTGTGATTGCGGTTTCTCGGGTTGATGTCTTCGTACCAGTCGAACACCCGGCCTCCCGGCGTGGCGTTCCACTGATTGCTGTTAATGAAACTGGTATCCAGCTCAATTTCCGTCGGTTCATTAGGGATGAAATGCCGTGTGCCGATACAGTCGAACAGTTTGGCCCGGCCAGGAGTGGCTTTCAACTTCTCGCGGAGAATTGTGTAAGCCACTATGTCATCCGGCAGGTGAAAATTATAACCGTAAATTGTTGTTTTCATTGTAGTTTCCTTCTGTACTCAGTGAGTACAGGATTAGTTAAAATTGTGAAACAATTTTCAAAGTAAATTTATTCCCAGACTACCGTTCCGGAAAGTTGAAACATCTGGCCTTCTCTAAATTCCCAGCGGTAAAGACAGCCATCCTCACCTTCCCAGTTGATGAAACCGCCTGATTCAATATAGGGCGCCAGCACTTCAAAGAAATGGTTTTCGTCGCCTGATTTAGAGTCGTAGTCTTCCACGGTAAGGAAGTTGTCTTCCAGATAGACTCCAAAACCTAATGTGCTCAAAACAGATTTAACTGATTTACAAGACTCGTGGTAATTCCAATCCATCCAGGAAAACCAAACAAATTCATTGGGTTGGTCTTCCGGCAATCCTTCAGGTTTGGGATACCGACCGCCACTTTTTAAGTGGTTTTGGTTGTTAAGTTCGACCAAAGCTTCGTAAGCCTTAGCTTGCGTATCGGCATCCAACGAAATTTTTACCGTTGAACGTGTTATTTGTGTGTTGTATCCCATGTTTATTCTCCGATTAATTGTTAATTACCAGCCAGTCGGCGTAGCCGAGTTCAGTATCGTTATTGTTGATTTGGTATTTCCAGTCGTCGCGGCGATCCTTAACGGATTTGACAAAGTCAGGGATATTGCCTTCCAAACAGGCTTTGAGTTGCAAGGCGGTGTCCGACTTTAGCAAGTTGAGGGCTTGTTTCAGGTTGCTGGCTTGCATGGCTTGTTTCAGGTTGCTGGCTTGCAGGTCTCTTCGGTAATAGCCTGTTGCATAACTTGTGTGCCGGTCTACGATACCTTGCCAGTTACTGTTCAGTAAACAGCTCAAAGGGCAGTAAACCGAGTTATTGGTTAAGCCTTTCGATTCCGGTATGTTCAGGTAGATTTCGTAGTCGTTTGAAATAGATGAGTCGTAGATACTGAACTTGAAATGCTTAGCCCAAGGCAAAGACTGTTCCAGCAGGTATTTAACCAACTTGGCGAATGTCTGTGTTTGGTACGGCGCCTGCACTCGGCAGAGAAAACCAAGGGTACTGACGTAACCTGCAATAGATTGCCCTGCAAAACCGTGCGGCGTAGCCTGCGCTATGACGGATACTTTCCCGGTTCGAAGGATTTCGTAAACTTGTAGGCATTTCGGTTCATCCTCGAACCCTTTTTCCTCGGATACGTCGCTCAGCTTAATGTCGAGATCGACGATAGCCTGTTTTAACTGGTCTTCCGTCCAGTAATGAAGGAAGAATTTCCGGTTACGCAGGTATTTGAGTATTTTTTCCATTGGCGATTCCTCGCAATTAATAAAAGTTGATGTCTGGTTAGGGTTAAATAGGTTGACACTTATTTCACTTTACCTTGTAGGTTATAGGCATTTCATACATGCCCAGGTTATCACGGTAGACGGATATGCTGTAACCGCCGCTGTTTACGACACAGGTGTTGCCGTAATTGATGTTGGTGCCTAAAGGCCAGAGCGCTACCAAATCCAGAGATTTGGTGGACGCGGCTTCCAAAGCCTCGTTGAGCGTGCCGAAACGTTTGTTGACTACTTCAGCCACGCTGAATTTGTAGCGAAAGTTGAAGCTATAGTTGAAGCCTTGGTCATTGCCTTTCCTGATTTTCTTGATGGCTTGCTCCAGAGCTTGGATAAGGTCGGCGTCAGTGGACGCCGAGGCAGAGATAACAGCTGTTTTCATGATAGTTCCTTCTGTACTCAGTGAGTACAGGATTAATTTTACGGAGTAAATTTTTCAACAAACTTCCAAACCGTTGTTTCACCTTTGCAAGAGGTAAACGACGTTTTTCCGTCATCCCAGGTTAAAGCGTTTCCATTGTCGTCGAAATATGTTGGGATACTACCCAGAATGGATAACCCAGTTCCGTAGCGCCGGAGTTAACTTGAGAGCGCCAGACATGTTTGGGGAATTCCCGGCTTTCAGGTTGATCGAGATCGACGACGGGGTTTGTCCAGGATTTTAGGTAGGCTTCTGCTTTGTCAGTATTGACAAAGTGAAGGCATCCATCGCTAGTGAGTTTTTCTGACAAACAAATCTCGTCAACCAAGTCTGTTAGGCGTTGTTGGATAAATTCAGGGCTTTCGTCTCCGGTTTCGTAGATAACGTCTACGAGCATTTGCAGGTGAAGTGTGGTCATAAGTTGGCCTCGCAATAATCATCCAATTCAGTAACAAGTCCGTCGAAGTCTTCCGATGGGCCTAGTAGGGATGCCATCATAAAGACGACATTGGCTTCAACGCCATGTTCGTCGGCCAGGTTTTGCAGGTAGTCTCTGCGGTTATCGAATCCGTTTTCTTGGTAGATGTTAGGCATGGTTAATACTCGGTAGAGTTTAATTCGGAACGTGTCTTTCTGGCTAATTCAGGGCGCACAGAGACACGGATGGGTATTGGGACCGGTAACCGGGTCGGTAAAAGGAAAAGACGGCGTAGTAGTGTGATCATTGTGGATTCTCCGGAGGTAGGTAATAAGGTTTCAGGTGTGGTTGTTTGGTTTTAATGTTTTGCAGGTAGGTGAGAGCGTCTGATTGGTTGGTGAAACGAGATACAACCTGCATTACGCCTTCTTCAACTACAGTGTGTTTGGTCGCATGGTACAAGATTACAGGGTTTTGTTGTTGATGCCAGGACATAGTGGGCATAGTGGGTTGGAGGGTTGGTGGGTTGGTGGGTTGGTGGGTTGGTGGGTTGGTATCCTTCTGTACTCAGTGAGTACAGGATTTGGGAGTTGGGAGTTGATGCAAAATTGCAGGTTAAATTGGGCCACGGAGTGGGTTTAGTTTGGCTTTTCGGTAAAAACTACCGCAATGGTTGCGGAAAAGGGCATTTTGCCACTGAGCCTGAGGCGATAGGGTCCCCCCCTAATTTTATAGAGTGGGTATTTTAAGGGATTTTTGCTCGACAACTTAGAACACCTCTAAGTTGTCGAGCAAAAAAAACGGAATTATTCGAAAAATGGTTTAAGAAAGTGTACAAATGAAATGGATGACCCCCATTAAAAAAAAAAAAAATTTTTTAAACCTTTTTTTTTTTTAAATACCTCTTAACCCAAATCTTAACTTTCGCCGTTCGGCCCTTTTCCTGACTTCTTGAGATTCGCCATCCGATGCCGTAAACCCCTACAGCTGTGTACACTAACACCCCAGGTTCAGTTTTTTTTTTTTTCTCTTAGAAAAAAAATAGTCGGCTGAGTTTTTTTTGTTAGAGTAAAAAATGAACTTAGGTCGCCCGAAAGTTAAATTTTTTTTTTGTCGGCTGAGTAAATGCGTTAATGTCCATTAGAGAACTCTAATATGATTTTTGACCTGCATAAAAAAATCATAATTGCAACCCCCCGTACTCGCAGTGTAATTTCGTCTTTTAGCCAGAGTTTTGCCGTTAATTATCCTGAGCAACATGTTAGATACTCTTTAAGATCGCCAAGACGGTTGTAGGGTTTAGCCTGTGGATAAGTCGATTTTAACAAATTAGACGTCCATAGCCCCATTTGAATATACTTAAATACTAATATATCTTGTCATTGACCCAGTTAAAAATCGTACAATAATTGGTCAATTTAACATAATTACGCCAAGTGAATCGCTGGAGCCCGCGTCGTAGCTGGTAACTCTAAACAATGGGTTTGGCCGTTAGGAAAATCGCCTAAAATACCAGGTATAACGCAAAGTAAATACACGGTATTGACAAAGTTAAATTTTTATGAAACAGGCAAGTTTTACTTAAATTTCAGTAACTTATGTAAATTTGCCGAAAAGCTGACTTTTTGCTCATTATCGGCGATAGGCCAACGTTTATAAGCAATTCCAAACAATGGGTTTGGCCGTTAGAGTTTTTTACGCCAAGTGATTGTCTGTTTTTGCGTTTTTGTACAAAACAGGACAAAAATGGCCAAAATTAAAATAAATAAAATCCGTTAGAGTCGGTTTTAACAGGGCTATCAACCAAGTGATTGATTGATAGCTAAGAAAGCCTGTACTCAGTGAGTACAGAAACAATGTATTTTTTCCGTTAAAAGTTAGGCAGGTTCGACGATATAACCGAAACTTGCCAGTAACAGCAGGTTAGCTACCGAAACCTTTGCCAAGCACGTCGATCCGATCGGGCGTTTCCCGGCTTTCCGTATGTTGAATTTCACTTCCGTAATGTCCAAATCTTCCGTCAACTTGATAGCCTCAAGGTGGTTTAATAAGGACGCTTCACAAGGGTTTATGTAGCTTTGGTGGTGGTCGTAGACGGCCAGGTAGTATCTCTCGCCCCATTTTTCAGCACGTAGGCGAAGTTTGCCGATTTCAAACGCCGTGTAGACGGCGATTAGCACGTCACCGGCAGGATTGTTGCTGGTCTTTTCAAGGAACAAACCAAACAAATCGCAGTTTGTCGGAGGATCTAGGGATGGGTTGCAAGCCAATACCAAGTCTCTGGTGACGTGTCGGATGTGTAGCGCCTGGGCTTGCCCCTTTTGCCACAGTTTGAACAGAGTGCTCAGGTCGGTTGCTTTGAAGAATTTTGTTTTCATGGTGTTTCCTTTTTCGGTTGTGGGATTCTGTACTCACTGAGTACAGAATCCGGGGGAGGTTGTGATTAGATTAAAACGTAACCGCCGTTCTCACGACTCAGTTGGTTTTCCAGTTGCGTAAGACGCCTGCAAGCTTGTAGGTGAACTACACGCAGACCTGCCCTGGTCTTGCCCTCTGTTTTCTTTATCTCGGTCTCTAGGCGCTCGATTTGCAGTTCGACGCGCTCTATTTGTTCAATGATTGGTATAAACATGACTGCTATTCCTTTTAGGTTGGTTGGTGGGTTGATCCTGTACTCACTGAGTACAGGATTTTTACTGGGTTAAATCTCGTCTGGTGGGAAACCCTCGGCCCACAGCGCAGCTTCAATAGGACAGACGTAAGTTTCCGAAACATCGTCCCAAATAAGGTCGAAGGTTTTCTCTACTTTATCCTCGTCTCGAATGATTGAGATTTGGGCGGGCGTAATTGTCCCGACCATAATGAGAACGTCTGTGCGTTCTCGAATTGGTCTGGTTTTTAACCCGACTGCGCTGATTTGATAAGTACAAAAAATTGCCATGAAAAAATCCTTGGCCCACGAAGGCCGGTTGGTTTTGAAATTCGAGGCCCGGAATTTTGGTCTCGCGTTTTTAATCTGTACTCAATGAGTACAGAATTTAAAAGAAGTGTGCGCACGCGCGCGCGAAAAAAAAA